GGGCGCTCGTGGGCAATATTATTGTTGGGACTCAATCGCCTAGTCGTTACACCTTACAACCTATCTTTCCCAGTTGTCTTGGCTCGGTATAATCTCTTTAAGACTTCCACCGAATTCACCCAAAATGGACTTTTTTATTTTATAAAGAACTAATTTTAATTACATAGATAAATTAAATATGTGAAATTTTTAAAAAAAATCGATAAAATATTTTTTTAAGTGTATCATATTATATATGCCTAATTTAAAACCATTTCGTGATTATAATGAACATGATGTAATTAATTTATTTGCATGCGATATGGAGGCAACAAAAGGAACACTTGTAAAGCCAGTAACGTCTTGGAAAGATAAAAATGGATCAGATATTTCTAGCGAAGGACCAATTAGTTTATCTAGTGATGCTCCAGGAGAAAAATATACTAATACAATAAATAATTTATTTAATATCGTTGGTTCTGTAACTCCAACAGTAAATTCTAATGATACTCCTGGACCAATTGGAATTTTACTTTATGATGTAAGAGAAAAAGACGAAAATGGAAATAAGTTAATATTTAATCCTAGAAAAATGGCAGAAATGAATGTAGTTCTACCAAAAATTCATGCTGTTCCAATTTTAACTAAAGGATTAATTTATATTAATGATATACAAATTGTTAGTAGCATATCTCCATCTATTGGAGCTTCTGCTTATGCTGGATCAGATGGAAAAATTGCAACAAATGGATATGTAATAATAGGTAAATTTTTATCAAAAGTAGATGAAAATGGTTATTGTTTAGTTAAACTAAACATGTAATTAAAATTTAAAACCAGACTTCGTTTTGTATTCTTCTTAATAATTTAATCCAATCTTTTAAATGATAAGATATTTCTTCTTTGTTTGAATTTTCAAAACCATTTTTAGCTATATTATAGTATATATTTTCTGACGGATAAGATCTTCTAAGTTTTTCTAAACTTTTATAAAAAAATCCTAAAAAAACAAGTATAGATTTTGCTGTGTCCTCATCTTGATTTAATGTAAAAAAATATTTATTTTGTAACGGAGTTTCTATTAAATCATAGAATTTTGATCCTACAATTTCTGAAATATATTCTTTTTCTTCAAAAGAATATTTTAAATCTTTACTATATTTTATAATAGTTAATTCAGCAAATACTGGAAAGCTAATATCAACTATACCATTTATTTCATCTTCACAAATTTTATTTAAAATTTCTGGTAAACAATCTGGATCTTCTAATAAGATAAATGTTTTTTCTGGTGATAAATTTAATTTTTTAGCAAAAAAATCTATATCTCTATCTGAAAGTATCACATTAACTATTACAGTTAATTTTTATTTTTTATTCATTAAATAATTTTGTATAATTTCAAAATTACGATCAAGTTTAGCTTCTATTCTATCAAAATATGCTTCAAAAGACTCTTTTGTTACATAAGTTGTACTAACCTTTAAAGCTAAATCAGCTATTTCTTGTTGGTGTTTGCGGCTTTCTAATTCTACTTCTTTTCTTAAAGATATGAAATCGCTGAATGTTTTATCATTTAAATCTTTAATAAGTTTTTCTTGACGATCAGATATAGAAAATACTCTAGTAAAAAGCCATCCACCTAGAAAAGATAATGCCCCTAAAACTATATTAAATAATAAAGTTATATCTAAATTCATATAGATATTTACACTTTAAATATTAGATATTATAGTTTAAAATCACCAAAATCATCATCAGATATATCAGTTTTTCTTGCTCCAATTTTATATGTAGAAATCTCAGTTTCTTGCGGGGCGACTTGAACTTTGCTACTGTCAAGGTAGCTATCTAACCATCCAGCAATAGGGTTATCCTTTTGGTTAAATATTTTCTTATACCCTAATGATCGTAGACGAGCGTCGCAGAGCCATTTTGAATAACCACCTAAAACTTCAGCATTTAAGCCTAGTAAAGATCCTTTACTAAATAGATACTCAGCCCATTCAATTTCATTTTTAGCGGCTTGTTCGTAGAATGCATATACTTTATCTTCGCTTTTTTTAGCTATAGATGTAAAGCCTTCCTTTTCTTCTTCTTTTAGAATTTTAAGTAAATTTTGAGTTGTGGCAAAATGCAAAGCTTCATCTCTTTGAATAAACTTAATAATTTTAGCATTACCTTCCATTTTTCCACGATATCCAAAATAGAAAGAACAGGCAAATGAAACATAAAATACAAGACCTTCCATAACATTTACAGAAAGTATACAATCAAATATTTTCTGTTTCAAATCCTTCTTATCGTCATCACCAAGGATTTTATCAAAATTATTCCTAATTAATTCTGCGCGAGATACTATTTCTTTATCTTCCATTATACTATCAAAGAATTTACTAGCGTCTGGATGAACATTATTAAGTAAATATGAATAAGAATAACTATGGATTCCCTCAAATCTTTGCCAAGTATTCATGCAAATCTCAAGTTCTGGATTGCTTACGTAATCTTTTAATGAATGAATACTTCTTGATAGCATACTATCACCAAGAGTTTGAAATTTTAAATTAGTGTCAAAAACAAATCTTTCTTGACCAGCTAATTCCTTATAATCGCTACGATCTTTATTTAAGGCTATTTCATGAGGCCACCAGAAAAATTCTTCTTGTTTTTTAAATAATTCAAAAAAAATAGGATATTTAAAACGATCATATCTTTGTAAATTAAGATCTTCACCAAAAAATAATGGTTGTTTGGTATGATCTATATTTTTTAAATTTAAAACACTTTTCATAATTATAATTTACATGCTCCAGAAGAACAATCGCGATCTTCTTTTTGATTCATTAATTGTTCTTTATCTCCATCATCTGTATTATTGTAATATAAACTAATTAAACCCAAAGAATAAGCATACATAATTTCTTTCATTACTTTTGCATCTGGTAAAACATTATTTTCATAATGAGAATAGTTATAGTACACATTAGTTGATATAGCCATATCAATATATTTTTGAATAATTGCATTAATTTTTAATAAACCAGAATTATCTTTAAAATCATAAGCTAACTCATAATTATCATCATACTTACCAACTCCAGGAACTAATACTGGTAATTTACCCATTTTACTCATTTTATAAGTTATTAAGCTTCTAATTGGTTCTACTCCATTAGTCGAAGATTGAATTACAGAACTACTTTCGCAAGGCATACAAGAGGATAATGTTGAGTGTCTTAATCCAAATTCTTTTATTTCTTTTCTTAGGTTTTCCCAATCAAGAAATAATTTTCTTTTGCATAATTCATCTACTTTATCTTTATATGTGTCAATAGATAAAATTCCTTTTGAATATTTTGTTCTATCAAATTTTTCACATTTTCCTTTTTCTTTAGCTAACTCAAGACTAGATTTTAAAAGATAATATTGAAAATGCTCCATCCATTCATCTAATACAACAAGTGTTTTATCAGAAGTATATTTTAATTCATTTTTAGCTAAAAATGCAGCGAGATTAGTAATTCCTATTCCTAGACTTCTGCGTTTCTTTGCAAAATTTTCAGCAGCAATATTAAAGTAATCTTGAATTTCAATGATCTCATCAAGAAATCTTACGATAAGATCACAAGTCTTTTCAAGATCTTGCCAGTTTTTAATTTCTAGCATATTTACTGCTGAAAGAATGCACATTCCAATTTCACCATTTTTATCATGATAATCATTTAAAGGAATCGTTGGATGAATAACTTCGGTGCAAAGATTACTCATGGTGACTTTATCTAACCAAGCTCCATGATTATTAGCATGATCTACGTTAAGAATATAAATTCTACCAGTTTCGACCCTCTCTTTGATGATCAAAGAAAATAATTTACGAGCAGAAACCTTCTTTTTAATTTTTAATTTCTTAGTTTCACATTCTTTATAGATTTTATCAAAATCTTTCGTACCCCAAGCCTCATATAATTCTGGAATCTCTGCTGTATTAAATAAAGTAATCTCTTCATCTTTTAATACTCTGTCATAAAATAATTTACTCATACCAACAGTATAATCAAGTTTACGAACTCTATTATCATCTGTGCCAGCATTATTTTTTAATACGACAATATCTTCTATTTCATAATGCCACCATTGAATATTGCAAGTAGCACTTCCACCACGAAGTCCATTTTGTTGCCAAGCTTTGACACTGCTTTCATAGATTTTAAGAAATGGAATTAATCCTGTATGTACAACTTCTCCATTTTTAATTGGAGACCCAATAGCTCTAATTTTTGACACATCAATTCCAATACCACATCTATTAGCAGTAGCCATACTAACTGCTGTAGCACTAGCGGTAATACTTTCGCGAGTATCATCAACTCCTATTAAACAGCAACTTGCATAATTTTTGCTTGGAGTTCTTACTCCAGCCATTACTGGTGTTGGTAAATTAATTTTATGCTTACTAATAGCATCGTAAAATTTTCTTACATAATTTAGTCTTGTTTCTTTTGGATAAAATATAAATCCATAAGCAGCAATTAAAATATATGCAAACTGTGGAGTTTCAAAAATATTACCATTAGTTCTATTTTTAATTAAATATTTATCACATAATTGTTTGATTCCAGCATATGTAAAATTATAATCTCTTTCGTGATCAATAAATTCTCCCATTTTATTAATCTCATCTTCTGAATATTTTTCTAAAATAATAGGATCATAAATTTTATTTTTAATACCCTGATTAATAAATTCAGAAAGTCTTGGTGCATGTTTCCCCTTCCAAACGTCTTTTCTTAATTGATAATTTAATAAACGACTAGCAACAAATTGATAATTTGGTTTTTCAACAGATATTAAATTAGCAGCAGATTCAACTAATAATCTATGGATCTCTTTTGTAGTAACTCCATCATGAATATTAATTTTTGCGTTTATTTCTATATCTGTTAGACTTACATTGCTTAAATCTTTTACTGCCCAATTTATTATTCTATGAATTTTTTCTATATTAAATTTTTCAGTACTACCATTACGCTTTTTTACATGTATCATTATAAAACCTTTCGTATTTACGAGATACTTATGTTACATCTTATTTAAGATATAAAAAAGAAAAAAATAAAATTTTATTAACATTTATAAAAAAAATTTAATCAAGTGTATGAAATAATAACTTTTCTTTGATATCCTAACAGGCTTTACCTCATAAAAATATATTTTATAAGATTTTATTTAATATCTTCGCCAACTTTTCTTTTGACTCCTTTATCTTCAGCATTTCTTCTGAAGATGGCTATGGCATTTATAGGAACGCGGTAGGTTATTCCTTTACATTTTGCCATCCCTTACACCTACATTTCATCACAAGCTTTTAAACAAGTGAATTTTTAATGGTCGTCAGCCTGATAGACGTTGCCATCGCAAGGCTAAGATATTAGAGGATTTATTTGACTATCCACAAAACTGCTTTATTAGGAAGCTATTTAATACTATATTAAGTTTTTATTAGTATTTTGTCAAATAAAAAGTGTAAAATAAAGAGATTATGGAAATAGATTTTTCTGAACAATTAAAAGCAGTCAAAAAAGGTAAAGCACCATTAAATAAACCATTTAGACTTCCAAAAGGAAGCAAAAAGAAATTTGGTGTTTATGTTAAAAATGATAAAGGTAATATTGTAAAAGTTACTTTTGGTGATCCAAATATGTCAATTAAAAGAGATAATCCAGAAAGAAGAAAAGCATATAGATCTAGACATGGCTGTAGTAATCCTGGTCCAAAATGGAAAGCAAATTATTGGAGTTGTAAAATGTGGAGTGCTAAACCAGTTAGTAAAATCACAGGATCATGTGGTAAACCAAATTGTGGATCAGTTCAAAATTTAGAAGAAGAAATAACACTAGAAGTAGATGTTCAAGCTAAAAATAAGGGTTTATGGTATAACATTCAACAAAAAAAGAAAAGAATGGGAAAGAATTATCGTCCAGCAAGGCCAGGTTCTCCAGATCGTCCAACAGAAGAAGCCATTAAAAAAGCACAAGCTAATGATTATTTAAACGAAGAATATGAATGGGATGGCGAAACAGAATTTGATCAAAACGAATTAATGACTGCAGAATTAAATAACGTAGAAGAAATTGAAAGCCCAGAGGAAGAACTACAAGATTATAAAGAAGATTTTTATGAAATGATTGTTGGTTCAATTACTTCAATTCAAGTTCATGCGCAAAATATTTTGAATAAGCTAGAAGATCCAATAGTTAAAGAAAATCTAACAGAGCCATTCTTACAACAAATGGCTGCGCTCGCAGAAGATTATATTATTACAATCCACAATTATGTAATGTTTAATAAAGAAGAAGCTCAAGCTCAAGAAATGATATGTCAACCAATGGATCATCATTGTATGTTTGATATAGGAGATAAAGTTAAAAACATTAATGCCATGTGCAAACATTACGGCAGCGAAGGCACAGTAAAAGAAATTAGAGAACTTCCAGAAGATATGGGTTATGGAGTAGTTTATGAATGTACAAATGATGGATCAACTTGGAAAAAAGGTGACCTTTTAGGAAAAACAGAAATTCAACTTAAAAAGATTGAAAATCAAAAAGAAAATTAAAAAATGGTTTGGTAGATCAAAACTAATATTAGTTGGAGTTGCGATAATAATATCTTGGTGGTTTTTCTTTAAATGGGGATTTAATTTTAAATATTATACATCTGTAACTAATATACCCAATTCTTGTTTTGTTGATTCTTTAATTTGGGCTTCTAAATGTAATTTTTATCTTAAAACACATACAGAAGTTTGGAATACTATATATTGTTTTACATATTCTTATAAAGATGATCCAGATATGATAATTGGGCATGCCGTAACAATATTTGAATATGCTAATTCATTATGGATGTATGACCCAAACTGGGGAACAATGCCAATTGCTTCTGCTGGAAATAAAAATGAATATCAAGAAAAAATAAAATTATATGTTACTAAAACTTATGGTATAATAATTAAAGAAGGATTTTTTGCAGATGATTGGATATATGTGCAAAGATTAAAAGAAAAAAAAATGAACGAAATTAAACCAGAGGTGTCTATTAAATTAGATGAACTTAAAAAGGAGTAAGGAAATATGAAAATAAACCTATTTAAAAGGTTACTAAAAAATACAGCCGCAAGTTTAATTGCGGTTTTTTTATGCTCAAATGTAAAAGCTGCAACATTATATTGGGATGTTAATGGTACAACTTCTGGAGTTGGTGGTACTGGAAATTGGACTACTACAGGAACAACATGGTCTACAGATATTAATGGAACAACTACAACGGTATCTGGAGGTTGGACAAGCGCGGGAACGGGACCAACTAATGTAGCTATATTTCAAGGAATAGCTGGTCAAGTTACTTTAAGTAGTAGTACTGTATACGCAAATAATGTTCAAGTAAATTCTTCTGGTTATACTTTTTGGAATAGTGGAACTACATCTTCACAAAATAGATATATTAGAAGCACAAATGGCATTACTTTAGGTGCAGGAATAAATTTAAATTGGGGGTCTTCGGGAGCGACATTGGGAGTTACGGGTCCTATTAATGGTGGAGTAGGCTCATTACTAACTATTGTAGGTAATACAGATGCATCTACTGGAGTAAATTCTAGAATAGGATTAGCATCAAACGCTATTTCGACAGTCGTGAATGTGCCTATGACAATAGCTACTACAGGTACAGGTTACGTAGTAGTTTCTATCACAGACTCTTCTACAACAAATAGAATTAATGGTAATATTACTATTAATAATGGCTCTAGACTTATTCTCGGCACAGGGTCATCTACTAGCAGAGCATTAATTGTTACTGGCGACATTACTTCATCTGCAGATGGAGCGCTATCTATCAATGAAAGCGCTAACACAGGCCTTGTAGAATTAAGAGGAAGCAATACTGTTACAGGAGATATTAATGTATATGGACAATTAGGATATGCTAATAAAAACGCATTTGGTACTGCAAGACTTGTACTCAATCAAGGCTCAACATTTGGCCAGAGCCAAAGCATAGGAGACAATAGCGATGCAGTTAGAATGATTAATAATAATATTTTGTTAAATGGAGATGTCACTATTGGAGGATTAAGTTGGGCAAATATTCTTGGTGGTAGTATTGATTTAAATAATGCTACTAGATCTATCAAAGTAGATAACTCTACTACCATTTATGGAGGATTTGTTAATAGCAGTACAGGCTTAATATTTACAAATAGTTCAAGTTCTGTAGGAGGCAGGACAATGGCATTTAATGGCGCTAGTACATATTCTGGAAACACATATTTTAATTCTAGTGGAACAGGTTGGAATATTAGCGTAAACAATACTAATGGATCTGCTTTTGGAACAGGAAATGTTTTTATATACAAAGGAACTTCTCTAAGCGCAAATAATACAGGCACAACATTAAATGGAAATGGAATTATTGCTGGTACAATTGGTGGAGATGCTATTGTAAGTCCAGGAAATAGTCCAGGATTACTAACCGTAGGAGCAGTAGACCCAAGTGGGGGAATGAGCTTCGCATTTGAGATTACTAGCGACTTACTGCATAATGGTACATCTTATAATAATGACGTATTAAAAATAACAAATACTCCGCCATTTACAGTAGCATTAACATCTGCAAATATTGTTAATCTATATTTAAATTCAAACGCTTATAATTTAATGTATAATAATTTACTTAGTAGTTTAAACTCTACATTTCAAGCTGGATTTTTTAATGTTAATGATTTTAATAGTGATATAGCAAATGCAACTTATAATATGTATTTTCAAAGCGGCTTTGGAACATTAACATTCAATGGCTTAACATATGAAACATATAATGAGTTCTTAACAAGAACAGGTTCTCAAGATGTTTCTTATTCTGTAAATACAAGTCAAGCTACATTAGCTGACTCTACTCTTGGCTATATATCAACTGTCAACATAATACCAGAGCCTTCTCCATTTGGTCTTTTAGTATTTGGTTCTGCTATTTTATTATTCGCTAGGAGATTGAGAAGAAATGGATAATAGATTGAAAACTTTATTAAAAGAAACTTATTATGTTCCAACTTCTGAACAAACAGAAAAATTTATATATAATTTTCATCAATATAGAGCCAAAAAGAAAGCAGAAGAAAAAACATATTATTCTTTAGCATTAGTATTTTTATTGATCGTTACTTTATTAGGATCAATAGCAGTAAAAGAAACAGCAAATAAATTAGATATTCAAACTGCCGCAGGAGAATTTAAGAAATGAAAAAAATATTATTAATAATATTAGCTGCAATAGTTTTAACAACTTATTGTTATACAGAAAATCAAATTAAAGTTTCATTAAAAAGAAATAATAAAGGTGAAATTCTTTTAAGTATAGATGGACATACTTCTCCAGTAATAGTAGAAATGGATGGAAAAACTACAATGTTTAATGTAGGAGATAAAGAATTAAATATAGATGAAGCATTAAGTGTCGAATTAGATACATCAAGTGGTAAAGAACAATCTAATATAGATAATCAAATCCCTCCAGTTATGAGTAATTTTAATCCTCCATTAGCTACTCCATACTAGTGTAAAGAGTATGTTATGTTTAATAAAATATTAAATTGGTGGAATAATTTAAAATATTACGATAAAGTTTTCTTTATTATATTTATTCCAGCTATGCTCTTTACTCTTTGGGGTATGAGTGATCTTTATATTAATTATTTTGATCTATTAACAAAAGAAGATCATATGCAATTTTTTCTTAGAATATTTTTTCCAATATCAGTAGCTACATTTATAACCGTATTAGAACGTAGAAAAAGAAAAAAATTAATAGAAAACATTAAAAATTATCTTGATAAATAATTATTTAATTCTAGCTTCTAAATAGAATATATAAACAAAAACAGCAACACAAATTAATACAGAAGAAATAGTCATATAAAACTATTACACTTAGCGCCAAGGATTGAACTTGACGCTAAGATTATTATTAGTCTATTTTTATTTTATTTTGTAATTTTTTATTTTCTTTACCAAAGGTAATTAAAAGCAAACCATCTTCATGCTTTGCTTTTACCTCTGAAAGATCTACCTTTCTTGGCAAGTAAAAAGACTTCTCATACTTTACTTTGCCTTCTTTTCTTGTAGCCCTAACTGTTAGATATTCTTGATTTGTAGTAACATCAATATTTTCTTTTTTGAATCCTGCGAGAGGAATTTCAAGGGAATATTGATCATTTTCTAATACAAAGTCAGAATACTCTTTATCGTAATTAAATATAGAATCATTAAATATATTTTCAAATATATCTAATGGTCTATGTCCATTTCTTAATGTTAATAGCATAGTTTTTATACCTCCTTTGTATTATTTATATGCAAGATATATGCCAACTTTCTACAGATATAAAAATATTAAATAGAGACAAAATGACATATTATTATAACTTAAATTTTTGACAAATTGTCACAATATAAAAATTAGATAATAAAATTTATTATAATTATAATTTATGATGGAATTTTTTTTTCTTATATTTAAAATAATATTTATATTATTTAATCTTTTTTCTTGGATATGTATAAATGGGGAAATAATCGGACCATTAGAAATTATTAAATTTGATAAAAACGAAAAAGGTAAATTTATTTATAAAAAGATTGAACAATTTATTGATTTATTAGAATTAAGTACAACATCAAATATGTTTGATATAATTGGAGATAGTTTTACTGATATAAAAATAACAGCTCAAACTGCCCAAAGTAAAAATATATGGTATTTAAAAGAAAATAAAGAAATTGGTCTAATTAAAATAAATTCAAAAAGAGCAAGATATTCATTAGCAGTTAAATATTTATTTTTAGATCTTAAATTTATAAATAATTATTTCCTTAAATCTTTAAAGGAATTTTATAAAAATAAAAATGAAATACTTTTATATTTGAAAATAGAAGAAGTTACATATTCTTCTTTTGAAGCAAAAGAAACAGTTGAAAAAAGATTAAAACCTTTACATTTTAATATTATATTTGAATGGTTTGGAGTATACAATGCAAATACAGGATATATGTAATTTTTTTCTTGGATATAATATACATACTTCTTTTGCATCTTTTTTAAGAATTACATATTGTAGTTTTCCAATTTTATGGTTTTTATCAATGATAAGAGACATTTGGAATTTTTCAAAACCAGATGGTATTTTTGATGGTAAAAATTATTTATATGTTGATAAAAATACATATCCTCATCTATCATTATTTAATATATTTCCACATTCTAAATTATTTCATAAAATAATTTTTATTTTATTTTTTATTTTTGGAATAACTTCAATTATAGGATTGTTTACAAATATATCATTAATTATTTTTACAATAAGTTTTATATCAATTCAAAATAGAATACACCCAATAATTAGTACTGCTGGAGATGTAGTTATAAGATTCATGTTAATATCTCTTATATTTATAGATTGTGGTTCAAGATATTCTATAGATAATATTTTAGGCATAGCATCAAATCTTGATTTTATAAATGGTTGGACAATTAGATTGCTCCAAATAAATATATGTATGATGTATTTATTTTCTGCGATGGTTAAATTAAAATATGACGAATGGTTAAGCGGATATGCTATTAAAAAAGTTATTTATCATGCAACATATGGTAGAAAAATATATTTTAAATTGCCTTTAAATAAATATTTAGATTTTAGTTTAAAATTATTAACGTGGGCAACAATAATTTTTGAATATATGGCTTTTCCATTATTTTTTATATCTGAATTTAGACCAATAGGTATAATCTTAGGTATACTTTTACATATTGGTATTATAGTATTTATGCGAGTTGGTGCATTTGGGCCAATAATGATTTTAGCCATATTTAGTTTTCTTAATAATTATTTTAGTAATTTTTAATATATTAAGTGTAAATAATTGTATGCCAATACCTCAACCAAAAAAGAATGAGTCACAAAATGACTATATGGGTCGTTGTATGCATAAAATCGGAAAAGAAGATCGCCCACAAAATCAAAAAATAGCAATTTGCTTAAATACTTATCGTAATCCAAAACAAAAAGCAAAAGCAGAGATCGAAATAGATTTTTCAGAGGATATTAAAAATATGAATAAAGTTGAGGAACCAAAAGTTGAAACAACAAATAATGCAGTTACTGCGCCAGAAGTAGAAACCAAAGCTGAAGTAGATGGTAAAGGCGAAACAATTCAAACTATGATGCTTCAAATGCAAAATCAATATAAAATTTTTCATTGGCAAACAACATCATTCTCACAACATAAAAGTTTTGATGAAATCGTAGGAAGTTTAATATCAAATATTGATGAATTTATTGAAACATATATGGGTAAATATGGTAGAGTAATTTCTGCCAGTACATTTAATTTATCTCTTACAAATTATTCTAGTTCAGATTTTATTGCAGTTACTGATAATTATATCAATTTTCTTATTGGTTTAAGTAACCAATTAGATTCTACAAAAGATACAGATCTATTGAATATTAGAGATGAAATTCTTGGTAGTTTAAATCAATTAAAATACTTGCTAACATTAGTATAAATATATGGGATACAAAGCTAAATATCTAGAAGTTGACATCACAGAAACAGAAGCCTATCAAAAAACTTACAAAGGCACAAAAAGAAGTGAACTAAAAGATAGCGATTTTCTTTTTCCAGAAACTCGTAGCTTTCCAATTGTTACCCCACAAGATGTTCGTGATGCAATTAGTAATTTTGGACGCATGAAAGGCAATATGACTTATGATGCCTTTATTAAAAAATTATATAAAAAAGCAAAAAGCAAGGGTGCTGATTTTGTAGCCGCTATTCCAGAAAAAACAAAAAAAGAACATAATCTTTCTTGACTATAATACTTATTTAATATAAAATATTTATCTTGAATAATGTAAAAGATTATATTATTTCCTATTATTCTAATAAGGTTTCTCAAAAAAAACCTATAGAAGAAATAATCAATAATTGTAATCAAAAGAATATTATAAATTATAATCAAGGTATTGGCGATGCTGTAGTTTTAAATAACTTATTATTTAAAGACGAAAATACAAGAAGTGATTTGAATATATTTAGTCCTTCAAGGCATTTTTCTGATATATTATTTTTTAATAAATTTAAAGAATCAAATCATATAAATAGTAACTCTTTTTTTCGTATAGAGATGCTTGAGTTCTATAATGCTGGTAGTGGTCATCTAATACAAAAGATGCGTAGATTTTTAAATCTACCTATTCATCAAAAACCAAAATCATATTTAACTACAAATAAACAAAAAATTAAAAATAAAGTAGGCATACATCTTAGTACTGGATCAAGTGCATTTTTATTAAATATACATAATAACCCAAGACAAATTTATAAGGAAAATATTAAAGTTATTAATGATTTTATTATTAATAACCCAGAATACTCATTTGTAGAATTTGGGAATGAATCTGTTGGATTAGAAAATTGTAATAGTTTTTGTAGTAAACCTATAATAGATTCTATAGAAGAGTTATCTACTTGTGAATATTTTATAGGAGTAAATAGTGGCTTTATGAATTTAGCAGCCTGTTTTGATATCAAATCTATAATCATAATAAATATTCCAATAAAAGCCTCAGATGTAGTTTTACCAGTTTTAAAAGACATAGCCATACCAGATATGAATTGGCTATATCCACAAAATATTCATTTGCATCAAGATGAAGAAACAAAACTAGTACCAAAATTTTCATATGATAATCTTAAAAAAGCTTTTAATCATGAAATTTACCCATTTTGGAAAGAAGATTATTTGGATTTAATATTTTAAATTTATTATCATTATTAATGATAGATCTACTAGTTGATGAAGCTTATGCTTTTGATTATTTAAGTATATTGCATGTCAAGAAAACAATTAATGAAAATCTAGACCCTATATGGAAAGAGTGCTTCTTTTATATACAAAGACAAATAGGTAGTAAATTAATGCAAGATGTAATTCATTCTATAGAATACAAAAATATGATAGAAGCAAATCAAATTACTTTTGATGCAGTCGAAAAAGCAAGATATGGATCAATTACTGCTAAAGAAGTAGATGAAGCTAATATGTTAAGATATAAAAGAAAATGCGAATTACAAAATAAATTTTTCTCAGAAAAGATTAAAGAAGTAAAAACATGAGAGTTATAGTTTTTACATTATGGACTGGAAATTATGGTCCATTAGCAGAAATAACTTCTAAGAATAAACGAGAATATTGTGATATTCAAAAATATCGTTTTGTAGAAAAAACCTCAGATTTTAAATTTGAACATACTGGTTTTGAAAAAATATATCAAACCTTACAACTTTTAAAAAATAATGAGTGTGATTTATTATTTTGGTGTGGAACAGATACATTAATTACAAATTATACTTTAAGATTACAAGATATGACAGACGATAAGCACGATTTTTTTATAGCCACAGATGCAAATGATATTAATTCTGATGCATTTTTAATTAAAAATAATTCAAGATCTATTGAATTTTTTAATGAAATTATAGATCTTTATGGAAAATATAGAAAACATCCTTGGGCTGAACAACAAGCCATCATAGAAATGGTAAGACTTTACCATGATGAAAATTTCGTTCCATGTAACGATAATTGTCCAAAACCTAAATATTCAGATATAACTAAAATTGTGCCACAAAAAACATTTAATTCTTATAATTATTTAATGTATCCAGATCATAATTTTGGCAGTGCAATAGAAAGATTTAGGAAACAGCAAGATTTTTATGGAAATTATGGACAATGGGAGCAAGGAGATTTTATGATACATTGGCCAGGAAAATCTCTAGGTGAAAGAATATATTTAGCCAATCATTATAGTCAATATATAGTTAAATAAAACTTGATTATATTATAAATATATAATAAAATTATATTGATGGACTCTAAACTAATAAAAATTTTATCTGATATCTCAGAATACTTATCAGAGAAAAGATTAAATAAAATTTGGGAAGCTGGGAAAGATTGGGTACAATATGCTGGACCACACTTCTCAAATGAAGAATATCTTTCTGGAATAGAAAGTCTTTTAAATGGCTGGCTAGTTCTTGGCGATAAAGGGATATCTTTTGAAAATCAATTTCCAAAACTTTTAAATAAAGAATATGGAATATTGACAAATAGTGGAAGTAGTTCTAATTTAATAATGATGTCAGCGATGACATCTAAAAGACTTTACAATTTGACGAAAGGAACAAAAGTAATAACTCCAATAGCTGGATTTCCAACTACAATTAATCCTATTTTTCAAGTTGGATTTCAACCAGTTTTTACAGATATTGATTTAGATACTCTTAATCTTAATTTAGATCAAGTAGAAGAACAAGCAAAAAATGGAGCTAAAATTATAACATTTGCTCATGTATTAGGTAATCCACCAAACATGAGAAGATTAATGGAGATAATAAAAGATTATAATTTAATTCTTCTTGAAGATTGTTGTGATGCTCTCGGTTCAACATTCGATAATAAACCTTTAGGTAGCTTTGGAGAATTTGCGAGCTGTTCTTTTTATCCAGCTCATCATATGACAATGGGAGAAGGTGGTTTTGTTGCATGTAATACTCATCAGCAAGAAATTGTAGCAAGAAGTTTTCGTGAATGGGGTAGAGGATGTTATTGTGTTGGTAAAAAAGCAAATCTATTAAAGAACGGAAGTTGCAAAAATAGATTCGCAAATTGGCTTCCTTCTTTACCAAACGAAATTTTTGATCATAAATATGTATATGATGAAATTGGTTATAATTTAAAGCCAATAGAGTTACAAGCCGCAATAGGTTTAGTTCAGATGAAAAAACTTCCAGAGATAAACACTCTAAGAAAACTTAATCATGCAAGACTTTCTCAAATATTTTATAAATTTCAAGAATATTTTATATTACCAAAAGCTACAGATTGGTCTGACCCTAGTTGGTTTGCTTTTGCTCTAACAATTAAAGATAATACCCCCTTTAAAAGAAAAGATATTGTTAATTATCTAGAGGATAGAAAAATACAAACTCGCCCATATTTTGCTGGTAATATTATGCTACAACCAGCTTATTCTGATATTATGCCTAAAGAGGATGTTATAAAAAAATATCCAGTTGCAAGAAAAGTCACAACAGACACTTTCTTTTTAGGCACAAGTCCAGTTATAACTAAAATTCAACTAGATTATGTAGAGCAAGTAGTAAATGATTTCTTTAAAACAATATGAAAATAGTATATATAACTGGCTGCTTAGGTTTTATTGGATCTTATGTAACAAGATTATGTTTACAAAAAGGATGGTTTGTGAAAGGTGTTGATAAAATTACATATGCAGCAAATAAAGATTTATTAGATGAATTTAATAGATATAAGAATTTTTCATTTGTCCATTGTGATATAAATGATCTTAAATTTTTATATGATTGTGATTATATTATAAACACAGCCGCAGAAACTCATGTTGGAAATTCTATAAGCAATAGTGATGATTTTATACATTCTAATATTAATGGCGTTCATAATATATTAAATCTAATTAAAAACTATAGACAAGAATCAGATAAAAAACCAATACTTTTGCATTTTAGCACAGATGAAGTATATGGAGATATAAGTAATGGAATTCATTTAGAAACAGATATTTTAAAACCTTCTAATCCATATTCAGCAACAAAAGCAGCAGCAGATATGTTAATTTTAGCATGGGCAAGAACATATAATATAAATTATATAATAGTTAGGCCAACGAATAATTATGGTATAGGACAATATATAGAAAAATTAATACCTAAAACATGTAAATATTTAAATTTAGGAAGAAAAGTTCCGCTTCATAATAATGGAACTCCAATAAGAAATTGGTTACATGCAGAGGATACGGCAAAAGCAATTATTAAAATTATAGAAAAAGAAGTAAGAAATGATATATATAATATATCTGGTGGATTTGAACAGTCAAATTTAGATACAGTCAAAAAAATTGTAAGTTCATTTTTAAATCATACTGATTTTAATATCAATGATTATGTTGATTTTTCATTCTCTAGGGCAGGACAAGATATTAGATATGCTTTAAATGATGATAAATTAAAAACATTAGGATGGAAAGCTGAAGCAGTATTTGATAAGCAGATACCAGACATCGTTCAATATTATAAACATAAATTTATTTGGTAATGAAAGTCTCAGATTTCATTGTTAACTTTTTAATAGAAAAAGGAATAAAAGAAGTCTTTACTGTTTCTGGTGGCGGATGTATTCATTTAATAGATTCACTAGGTAAAAATAAAAATATCAATTACGTATGTAATCATCACGAACAAGCTTGTGCAATTGCAGCAGAAGGCTATTGCAGGATTAATAATCATTTAGGAGTTGCATTAGTTACAACTGGGCCTGGAGGAATCAATGCTTTAAATGGAGTATTTGGATGCTGGGTTGATTCTATTCCTTGTTTATTTTTATCTGGACAAGTTAGTTTAAATCAGACAATTCAAAATACTAAATGCAGACAAATAGGAGATCAAGAATATCCAATTATTGAATCTGTAAAGCCTATGACAAAGTATGCCGTTATGATTACGGATAAAAACACAATTAAATATCATTTAGAAAAAGCATACTATGAAGCTACCTCTGGAAGAAAAGGGCCAGTTTGGATAGATATTCCTTTAGATATTCAAGGAGCAGATATAGATCCAGAATCAATAGAAAGTTTTACTCCACCTAATAATCAAGAGTTCATTAATATAATAGATTTAGAAAATGTTTTATCTTTAATTAACGAAAGCAAAAAACCACTTATAGTAATTGGAAGTGGAATTAGACTATCTGGAGCAATACAAGAATTTTATGATTTCTTAAATAAAACAAAAATTCCTGTTATGACTAATTGCCATAGCGCAATTGATACTGTTAATGAAAGTTATGAATACTATGTTGGTAGACATGGTATCTTAGGTCAAAGATCTTCAAATAAAATTATACAAGAATGCGATCTTTTACTTGTTTTTGGTTCAAGATTAATATTAAAAACTACTGGTTATAATGTAAATGCTTTTGCGAAAAATGCAAAAAAAGTTATAGTAGATATTGATGAAAATGAGATAAATAAACATAAATTTAATATTGATATAAAAATTAAAGCTGATATTAAAAATTTCTTATCATTAATTAATAGATCAGTCAAAGAACCAAATGTTAATATTTGGAGAAATTATTGTAAAAATTTAAGACTTGAAGATAGATTCGTTTTTGATAAACACCATAATTTAAAAGATAAGACTAGCATCTATGTTTTTATAGAAAAGTTAGCCAAAATTTTACCAACAAATATCCCAATAGTAACAAGCGATGGAGCAGCTCACGTAGTAACTCAACAATCCATAAGATTAAAAGAAAATCAAAGACTTTTTACTAATGTTGGATGTGCTTCTATGGGGTATGGATTACCAGCCGCAATTGGAGCCTGTTTTGCTAATAATAAAAAAGATATAATTTGTATAGAAGGTGATGGAAGTATAATGATGAATTTGCAAGAACTACAAACATTAAAATATTATAATTTACCAATAAAATTATTTATTATTAACAATAATGGCTATTTTTCTATAAAACAGACTCAGAAATTATTCTTTAAAGGAAATGAATATGCTTCTGGACCAAATAATGGCGTTTCAACTCCTTCTTTTAAAAAAATAGCTTATGGATTCGATATTGATTATTTATCTATAAATAATAATTCTGAAATAGATAATGCTATTGTTGAAGTTTTAAATATAAATAAACCAGTATTATGCGAAATATTTGCTCATGAAAATGAAACATTTGAACCAAAAGTAGTACCAAAAGGTATAGATAAAAATGGAAAGATAATTCCTGGAGAATTAACAGATATGTTTATATCAGACAATTTCAATTAAATTTAATATAATCTATTATGAATAATATATTTGAAGATCTATTCGTGCTAGAGATGACTAATAATCACTTAGGTAGCCTAGAAAGAGGCTTAAAGATAGTAAGCGAATTTGCAAAAATTGTTAAGTTTAATAATGTAAAAGCAGCAATTAAACTTCAATTTAGAGATGTAGAGAATTTTATTCATAAAGATTTTAAAGATAGAAAAGATATTAGATATATAAGAAGAACAATAGAAACAAAGATGTCTGATAAAGACTACCAGACATTAATTGACAGTATTAAACATCATGGCATGATACCCATGTCTACTCCATTTGATGAAAAATCTGTTGATTTTTGTGATAAATTAAATCTACCAATTATTAAAGTAGCTAGCGCTGATAATAATGATTGGGTCTTATTAAATAAGATAGCAGAACTTAGAAAACCAGTAATAGTTTCTTTGGGAGGTTTATCCTTAAAAGATACAGATGATTTAGTTAGATTTTTTGCAAATAGAAATATTCCATTAGCCTTGAATCATTGTATAGCCACATATCCAACAAAAATTCAAGATTTACAATTGAATCAAATTGACTATCTAATTAATAGATACCCATTAAATACAATAGGATTATCTACTCACGAACATGGAAATTCATATGACTCAATGCTTGCATCTTATGCCAAAGGAGCTAGAACATTTGAAAAGCACATTGATATTAATTCTGATGGTAAAGAAATCTCAAAATATTCTGCTTTACCACAAGAAATAGACGAATGGTTTAAGGCTTGGCATAAAGCAAAGATAATTTGCGGATACTCCTCACAAGAAAGAATTCTTCCATTAGAGGAAGAATCTAATTTCTTAGATAATTATATAAGAGGAGTTTACTTTAAGAAAGATTTAAAAGCTGGTCAAACTATTGACAAGGATGATATTTATTTAGCAATCCCCATACAAAAAGGACAAATATCAGTTCGAGAATTAATGCTAGGAGATTATGGTTTTATCTTAAATAAAGACTGCAAAAAAGATGCAGCTATGATGATTGATGATATTGATTGTGAATACTCTAAGAATGAAAATCTTAAAAAGAGCATATACCAAAGAGGATTATGAAAGTATTCTTAACTGGAGGATCTAGAGGTATAGGGCTTGCAATAAGAAATAAATTTGAAGAACAGAATCATAAAGTCTATGCCCCAAATAAAGCAGAATTAAATTTAATAGATTTTAATTCTATACAAAAATATTGCGAAATATTTACAGATGATATTGATATATTAATTAACAATGCTGGAATAAATAATATCTCATATTTAAAAGATTTAGATATTCTAAATATAGCAAATACTTTTCAAGTAAATACAATAGCACCTCTTTTATTAATTAAAAATCTTTCAAAAAATATGATTAAGAATAAAAAAGGCCATATTATTAACATCAGTTCCATTTTAAGTTATACAGCTAAAAAGGGTAGAGCTATATATTCTGCTTCTAAAGCAGCATTAGATTCAATAACAAAAAGTTCGGCTTTGGAATTAGCAGAGCATAACATACAAGTAAATAGTATATGTCCAGGTTATGTAGAAACAGAATTAACTTACAAAAATAATTCTCTGGAACAAATAGAAGAAATCAAAAAGATGATTCCTATTAAAAGACTTTTAAAACCAGAAGAAATCGCGGAAGCAGTTTATAACTTAAGTTTAAATACAAAAATAACTGGTCAAATTATATCTGTGGATGGAGGATTATCTATATGTTAGTAAACTCTTTTTATAAAAACTACTCAGTCTCTTTTGAGACAGATTTAAATCTAGATAATGATTTTGTAGTTGCGGATAAGAATATATATCAACTATATTCAAATAAATTCCATAAACAACCCATACTTATTGAAGCAATAGAAAGCAAAAAAAATATTGATACATCTATTTATGTATGCCAAGAGTTATTAAAAAAGAATATAAAAAAGAATACTAAGGTAATCGTAATTGGTGGTGGAATTACTCAAGATATTTGTGGATTTACAATGAATATATTATTTCGAGGAGTAGATTGGACTTACGTACCAACTACTCTTTTAGCTCAAGCTGATTCTTGTATAGGAAGTAAAACTTCTTTAAATTTAGATTCTTTTAAAAATGTAATTGGCACATTCTATCCACCATCTAAAATTATAATAAATTCTGAGTTTTTAAAAACATTGGAGACAAAGGATTATTTTAGTGGTCTCGGAGAAGTAATAAAATTACATTTAATAGGCGGATTATCATCTTTCGAACAATTTAATACAGGCATGGATAGATTAATAGATAAAGATCTTATGGAATTACAAGATTCTATAAAAAGATGCTTATATATCAAAAAAGAATTTATTGAGCAAGATGAACTAGATTTAAATAAAAGACAGGTTTTAAATTTTGGACATACATTTGGTCATGCAATAGAAAGTGAAACAAACTATCAAATACCTCATGGTATAGCTGTTATTTTTGGAATGATATTAGCAAATAAAGTTTCTTCAAAGATTGGTTTATTGTCAAATGATACGACTAAAGATATATATGAAACTTTAACTAAAATAATACAGTCAGCAGGTTTTAGTCCATATCTTTTAAAAGATATAAATAAAAATAATCTAATAGAAAAATCTAAAAAAGATAAAAAGAACACGGATAACTCAACGATTAATATGATACTAATGGATAACTCCTTTGGCTTTCAAAAAATACCAATTAATGTAAAAGAATTAAAACAAGTTATATGAAAATTTTAGTTACTGGTGGTAATGGATATATAGCTAAATCAATCAACAATAATTTATCCAAACTGCATAATATAACAAATATCTCTAGAGTAAATTTTGATTTAGAGGATACTGATGCTACAAATAAATGGTTTGAAAATAAAAAGTTTGATATCGTAATTCATACGGCTATTAAAGGCGGTTCTAGATTAAAAACAGAAGATACATCAGTTTTAGATAGTAATTTAAAAATGTTTAATAATCTTTTATTAAATAAAAATAAATTTAGTAAATTAATATCTTTTGGTTCTGGCGCAGAAATTTGGGATCACGAAAGTCAATACGCTGAAAGCAAAAGAATAATTAATGAGATAATAAAAAAAGAAGATAATTTTTATAACATAAGAATATTTGCTGTTTTTGATGAAAATGAATTAGATACAAGATTTATAAAAGCCAATCTTTTAAGATATATAAATAAACAACCAATGTTAATTCATGCTAATAAATTAATGGATTTTTTTTATATGAAAGATCTTTTGAATCTTATTAATTATTATATATGTAATGAGAATTTACAAAAGGAAGTTGATTGTTCTTATAAAAATAAAAAAACTCTTTTAAATATAGCCAATTTCATTAATAATCTTGCTAATTATAAAGTACATATTAATATAGAAAGAAATGTTATATTACAAGATTATTGTGGAATAAGTAATTTACCTATAGAAGTTATAGGCTTAGAGAATGGGATTAAAGAAGTATATAATAAATTATGCATGTAGATTTTTTAAAATAAAATTTATTAAATATTTATTGGAAATATACAATTCAAAAATTTAAAATCTTTAAATGAGTAATTCTTTAAAAGAAACATATTATGGTAAAAAAATAGATACTGCCAATATTTTAAATATTGAAGACGCAATTAAATTAATAAAAGATAAAAAAGTAGTTATTGTTACTGGAGTAACTGGTCAAGATGGAAGTCATATGGTTGATTATTTATTAAATAATACAGATTATACTATATTTGGTGGAGTAAGAAGGCTTAGTGTCTATAATCATAAAAATATTAATCATATTAATTCTGATAGATTTCATTTAATTAATTTTGATTTAACAGATTCTCATGCAATTGCAAGAATTGTTGAAAAATTACAGCCAGATTATTTTATTAATTTTGCAGCACAAAGTTTTGTGGCTAGTAGTTGGGATTTTGCCAGACAAACTTGGGCAGCTAATTCTACTGCTATTTTAGATATCCTAGAAGCTATTAGATTATATAAACCAACATGTAGGCTTTATCAAGCTGGCTCTAGCGAAGAATTTGGAAATGTTATTTATGCTCCGCAAGATGAAAAACATCCATTAAGACCAAGAAGCCCATATGGAGCAAGTAAAGCTGCTTCTAGACAATTAATAAAAGTATATAGAGACTCTTATAATCTTTATGCAATTCAGGGATGGTTATTTAATCATGAAGGCACAAGACGAGGAGAAGAATTTGTAACAAGAAAAATAACTAAAAATGTAGCTAGAATATATCATGCATTGAAAAATAATGAAGATTTTAAACCATTAGAATTAGGTAATTTAGATGCAAAAAGAGATTGGAGCGACTCAGAAGATTTTATAGAAGGAGTATGGATGATGCTTAATCAAGACAAGTATAATCCTAATTATAATGGGACTCCAAAAGAATATGTTTTTTCATCAAACGAAACTCATACTATTAGAGAGTTTGTAGAAAAAGCATTTAAAATTGCTGGTATAGAAGGTCATTGGATTTATGTAAATGATGGCAGACCAGAAGATGAAGGTTATTATTTAAAAAATAATAAAGATGAATATAAACTTTTAATGAAAGTTAATCCAAAATTTTATCGTCCAGCAGAAGTAGAATTATTATTAGGTGATTCGAGTAAAGCAAGACAAGAACTCGGCTGGAAACCAAAAATTTCATTTGACAATTTAATTGAAAAAATGGTAATATCAGACATATCTTCGATATGAAAAAGCTAAATGCTTTTATTGACATTATTTATGAATTTAAAGCCTCAGATGAACTTTTAAAAAGTTCTTATGAAGAAGTATTAAAATTAGATTTTTATCAAAATACACACAATAAAATAAGTATACCTAATATAAAACAAAAAGAAGAAAAGCAAGAAAATTTAAATTTATTATATAATCCAAAATTTAATGATCTACATAAATGGTTTAATGAGTGCCTCGCTATGGTAGCTAAAGATGTTGGATACAAAGGAGAACATAAAGTTATACATTCATGGGCAAATAAAAGTAAAAAAAATGAACGTCATCATGTACATTCACATCCAATGTCAATAATTAGTGGAGTTTTTTATCTAACAACTTCTCTAGAAGGTAAAGGTGGAGAAACATATTATATATATGACTCTCCATCTTGGGATAAGTGTTTTTTAAAACATAACAACTATCATTATTTTTATGTTAGACCAGAAGCTGGAAAATTAATATTGTTTCCTGGATTATTATCTCATGGATGTGAACCTAATGATGATGAATCTACAAGATATACTATAGCTTTTGATTCATTTCCGTCTGGCGAAGTAGCTAATATGAAAGAAGATACTATCAAGCTAAAAATAGATTTTTAATTTTTTAAATGTTAAAATCAAACCATAAACTTTGTCAATTAATAGTAGTTAAATATATTAAAAAAAATATTAATTGGCCAAGAGAAATAAAAATAGCTAAAAGATTAATTAAGAAATTTAATTCATTTGAATTTTGGGATAAATTAAAAGAGCTAAAAAGTTCCCCTCCTTCATTAGCATGGTTTTTAAAATCAGAAGGAAAAGCTTTTCTTTTAAAAGAATACGAATTATTTAATTTAAAATTAAATAAAAATAATATTGAATTAAAACAAAATAAATTTGGACAAGATAAAAAAGTTTGCCAAAAACCTAAAAGTTTGCTAGAATTTATTAGATATGGGAAGAAAACCTAAAGAAGAAGTCGTTCAATCTACTGGTCCATCTGCGTCAGATAGATTATTATCATTTTTAAAAGAAAATAAAGAAGATCATTATAATTTTGAAGATGAAATTTATTATAAAGTTTCTACTGGAAGTCTTAATTTAGATATTGCTACGAGTGGCGGATTATCTCCAGGTTTACATAGATTTATTGGCATGAACGAAGGAGGGAAAACATCAGAAGCACTTGAAATAGCAAAAAATTTCTTAAAAACAGTAAAAGATTCTAGAGCTTTACTTTTTAAAGCCGAAGGCCGTCTTAGTAAAGAAATAAAAGATAGATCAGGAATTAACTTTGTAACAGATCCTAAAGATTGGGTTGATGGAACTTGTTTTGTTTTTGAATGTAATATTTTTGAAACAGTTTCTGAATTAATGAAAGATTTAATTCAAGCAAATGATGAAAATAAAAGATATATTTTTATTCTTGATTCAGTTGATGGACTTATTACAAAAGGCGATAAAGAAAAGACTTTGAGCGAAGCAACTAAAGTAGCAGGAGGAGCAGTTATTTCTTCAATGCTTATGAAGAAAATATCCCTAGCCTTATCTAAGCGCGGTCATATGGCAATTTTTATTAGCCAAGTACGTTCTGATATTAAACTTGATCCATATGCAGCAAACAAAGAAGTAAGACAAACAACCGCTACTGGCGGTAATGCGTTATTACATTTCGCTAATTGGATTCTTGAATTTGAGCCTCGTTATAATAAAGATCTTATTCTTGAAAAACCAAATGAAAAATATGATGCAATTAAAAATAAAATTATTGGTCATAATGTAAAAATTGCAATTAAAAAATCAACAAATGAATCTACGAATTCTAAAGTTCAATATCCAATTAAATATGGCAGAAAAGAAGGTTCATCGGTTTGGAAAGAATACGAAGTAATAGACCAAATTCTTTCTTGGGAATTTGCTACAGCTAAAGGTGCATGGGTAACATTCTCTGATGAAATAATAGAAGAACTTAAAAAATCAAATATAGAGCTTAAAAAACAACATCAAGGCGTTGATAATTTACGTCTATATCTTGAAGAAAATAAAACAATTACAGAATATTTTTATAATAAATTTATAAGTACTCTAGCATCATGAGATTATTAAATATTAACGGTAAACTCGTTAATAAGAATGTCAGAAAAAATTTAATAAATTGGGAGGGTAAAAGTCGTAGTAAATTACAGTTTAAATTCAAGCAATTTTTTTATACATATTGGAAAAATCATATTGTATATGAAGAATTTCCAGTATACGGAACAATGCTTAAAGTTGATTTATTAAATGCAACAAAAAAAATAGCCGTTGAAATACAAGGAGATCAACACGAATCATTTAATAAATTTTTTCATGATGATTCTCGATTAAAATATTTGAATAGTATAAAAAGAGATGTAAAAAAGGAAAGGTGGCTTGAATTAAATGAATTTAAATTCTTAGAATTGTATGAATCTGATTTAAAAATTTTATCACCACAATATATAGAAGAAAAATTTGGAATTTTAATTATTTAAGTGTAAAAATGGATAGTGACCAATAAGAAAAAATTTAAAGTACCAGAATCTCTTTTAAAACAAATTGATGAATGCAGTTTCGGAGGATATATCATGTTTAATTTTTCAAGTAAAGGAGAACCTCAAGTATTTACTAAATTCGATAATCAAATAAACGCCATGGCTCTTTTATATTACGTTAATACATGGAGCCAAAGTATTGATCAACTTAATTTAGAAGCAACGACCGATTTAATAGCAAGAAAAAATCAAGAAGATGATGATAATTTTGATGAGCCACAAGAAGAAAATTAAAACACTTGACTTTTAATTTTTACTTTGGTATCATATAAAAGATGATATATTCTGTTCAAATAGAACGCCATGTACTGAGCGGGCTATTAAAATACCAAAATTTATTCGCAGATGTAGATGTTTTTATCTCAGAAAACGATTTCTTTAACGATGTCCATTCGACTATATATGCTATATATAAAAATATGAGACATAAAGGAGAGAACGTAGACAAAGTATTGCTTGCAGAAAAAATTAAAAATTTAGGTATTTCATTCAAAGATGATATCAATATATATGATTATATTGATAACTTAAGTTTTTCTCAAATTACTGAAAAAGCCACATTAGAAGCTTGTCAAGAATTACTAAAATTAAGAATAAGAAGAGAAATAATTGAAACAGCAGATAAAATTAAAAATTTTATAACAAAAAATAGTGAACTAACAGTAGATCAACTTTTAGCGGATGCCGATGCGATGTATAATGGAAAAATTTCAGCATACTCTACAAATGATATACCAATTAATCTTTTTAAAGATGCAGAAGATATTATTGAAGAAATAGGTAATAACCCTAAAGAAGAAATAGGCCTAATAACGCCATATCCAGAATTTAATCGTTTATATGGAGGTTTAAAAAATGGAAATATCTATGCAATTGTAAGTAGGCCAGGTCAAGGAAAATCAACTTGGATTAACGATATGTGTTTTAAAACATCTATTAATCCAAAGAATAAAACAAAAGCTTTAATATTAGATACAGAAATGCAAGCAATTGATATTCGTTTTAGAATGATATCTTCATTGACTGGTGTGCCAGTATGGTATTTAGAAACTGGAAATTGGAGAAAAAATCAAGAAATGGTAACAAAAGTAAGAAATGCTTGGTCTATTATTAAAAATTATCAATATGATCATTATCATGTTGGTTCTAAAAATATTGACCAAATTTGTTCAATTATTAGAAGATGGCATTTATCTCAAGTTGGAAGAGGCAATCAAGCTGTTATTGCTTATGATTACATTAAATTAACTGGGGAAAAAGTTGGCCAAAATTGGGCAGAGCACCAAGCAATTGGTGATAAAATTGATAAACTAAAAAGAATTTCTGAGGAACTCCAAGCACCAATTATTACAGCCATGCAACTAAATAGAAGTGGTGAATCATTTAATAGAAAAGGTTCTGATATTGTTGATGATGCTTCTGCTATATCATTATCTGATAGATTACAATGGTTTGCTTCATTTGTAGCAATTTTTAGAAGAAAAACACTAGATGAACTTTCTCTTGATGGACAAGAATTTGGAACGCATAAATTAATACCAACAAAAACAAGGTTCCAAGGAAAAGATTCAGCTGGCCATCAAGATATTGTTCGTAGGCTAGATTCAACAGGAAAAGAAGTTTGGGCTCAAAATTATTTAAATTATAGAGTAGAAAATTTTAATATTACAGAGCATGGTTCTTTGGCTGATGTCGCGGAAAGACAAAGAGAACAATATGAACTTAATGATAGAAATCAAAATGATGGAGAATTATTATGAATGTTGAATTAATATCAATTACGCAACCAGAAATTAAAGGCATTAAAAATCCAGAAGACTTAATAGCCTATTGCGCTAGAGTTAGTAATCCATCAAATCAAATGAATACCGAAACTGCACCAAAGTTATTAGCATTTTTAATTAAACATAAACATTGGTCACCATTTGAAATGGTTGATATGACTTTAGAAATTAAAACAAGCAGAGCAATAGCAGCTCAAATTTTAAGACATCGTTCATTTTCATTTCAAGAGTTTAGCCAAAGATATAGTACGGCAAATGAATTCGAAGATATTGAACTTCGTTTACAAGGAGATAAAAATAGACAAGTTGGTGAGCATCTAATGCCAATGAATACAGACGCTTACGATAAAGTTACCGAACTTTTAGTTGAATCGCTATCACTATCTCAACATTGTTATGAAACAATGATAGAAAATGGAGTAGCAAAAGAAATAGCCAGAATGATTTTACCATTAACAACTCAAACTACTATGTATATGAAAGGCTCCTTAAGAAGTTGGATTCATTATTTAGAATTAAGGACGGAACAAAACACTCAAAAAGAACACAGGATAATTGCAGATAAATGTAAAAAAATATTTATTAAAAAATTTCCAATAATTAGTGAGGCATTAAAATGGAAACAGGAATAAGTATTCATGAAATTTTAACTAGTATTGGATATACTCTAAAAGATTTTGGCAAAGAGTATAGAGCTAAACCTATTTATAGAGATAGCGATAATGATACTGTATTAAGAATTTATAAAGATACTGGTTTTTGGGTAGATTTTAAAGAAAATATAAGTGGAGATTTTAATTCATTAGTCAGATTAAGTTTAAAATTAGATACAGAAGACCAAGCAAAAACTTGGTTAAAAAATAAAAATTTTCAATATTTTACACCAAAAGTAGAAAAACCAAAAATAGAAAATAAAAAAATTTTTGATAAAGATCTTTTGCTTAAATTATCTAAAACACATGATTATTGGATAAATAGAGGAGTGCAGAAGGAAACAATCGAACTATTTCAAGGCGGAATAGCTTCTGCTGGTAAGATGAAAGAAAGATATGTTTTCCCAATATTTGATAGCAGAAATGAAATAGTTGGTTTTTCTGGAAGAGATATCACCAATAAAAGTAAAATTAAATGGAAGCATCTTGGGGATAAGAATTCTTGGTGTTATCCAACATTTTTAAATATTGAAGATATTAAAAAAAGCAAAGAAATTCTTTTAATTGAAAGTATAGGAGATTGTTTATCTTTATATCAAAATGGAATAAAAAATACAATAGTTACTTTTGGATTAGAAATTAGTATATCAATATTAAATATTTTATTAAAAATAGATCCAAATAAAATTCATATATCATTTAATAACGATGAAAATAATAATAATGCAGGAAATAATGCAGCAAAAAAAGCTTATAATAAACTATTAAGATATTTTGATCCAAAACAACTTTGTATTAGTTTGCCAAGCAAAAAAGATTTTGGAGAAATGAATTCAGAAGAAATTTTACAATGGAAAAAAAATCTTTAAAAATATTATCTGCATCTAGAATTAAAACTCTTGAAACTTGTTCATGGGTTTATTGGAATAATTACCATACAAAAGTGCCTCAAACGCAAAACGATGGAGCATTAAGAGGCACAATTTGTCATACTATTTTTGAACTTCTTTTGAATTCAAAACATAAATCTCATTATAATAAAATTATTAAAAAAAATTCAATAAAAGGAAGTAAAGCTATTACAAGATTAGTTAAAAAATTAAAAGTAAGGGTTGGTTTAGATGAATCAAATTTTGAAATTTTAGACCAAATGATAATGGTTGGATTAAAACATGATTTTTTTGGAGAAAAAGATGGCAAAATCATATCTCCAGAATATGCTTTTGAGATTAAGAATGACGAGCCTAAATATCATATTAAGGGTTTTATTGATAAGCCTATTAAATCAAAAAATAAAATGGTTATAATTGACTACAAAAGCTCCAAAGCTAAATTTAGAGGAGATGATTTAGAAGCTAATATTCAAGCCATGATGTATAGTCTTGCAAGTAAAAAATTATGGCCTAAGCTTAAACCTATTGTAAGATTTTTATTTTTAAGATTTCCAAAACAACCAATACAAGAACTTGAATTTACAGATGAACAAATTAAAGGATTTGAATATTATCTTGAACATATTAATGACTATATTAATAAATTTGATCAAAATTCAGCAAAATCTAATTTTGCAATAGATAATGATAAAAATAAATGGATGTGTGGAATAGGAAATTGGAGGTGTCCATATAGAGATGCATATGAATATTATGTAAAATTAAATGAAAAAAATGAAATTATAGAAACGAGTTTAGATGGTAAATTTAAAGATATTAAAGGATTTAAAATTGAAAAAAGAAATTATGATGGATGCCCAAAATTTAATACTTTAAAAAAGAATGATTCTACAGATGATTTTCTAGGTTGACATACTTATATATTTATACTAATATTTATTTATAAATGGAAACTATACCTTTATTTAAATCTCATTTTAGCATAGGTAGATCAATTTTGACTTTAGAAGATGAAGAAGTCAAAGAAGATGATCCAGATTCAATTATTGATATTGCAATTAAAAATAATATTAAAAATCTGTATTTAGTAGAAGATAATATGTCGTCATTTTTACAGGCATATACAAATTGTAAAAATCATAATATAAATTTACGATACGGATTAAGATTATCAATTAATGATAATATTGAAGATAAAACTGAAGAATCCAGAATAAAAACATCAAAAATTATTATATTTTTTAAAACAAATAATGGTTATAAAAAACTTATAAATATATTTTCATTAGCAGCAAAAAAGGGATTTTATTACGAACCAAGAATAGATTATAAAAATCTTAATAGTTTATGGTCTGAAGAAGATCTAATTCTAGCTATTCCATTTTATGATTCTTTTATATTCAATAATACTTTAAAAAATTTTATATGTGTACCTAATTTTGATTTTACAAAACCAATAATGTTCATAGAACATAATCATTTACCATTTGACTTTATAATTAAAAATAAAATAAAAAATTATACTGAAGCGAATAATTTAAAAATAATTAATACAAAAAGTATTTATTATAAATCAAAAAAAGATTTTAAATCTTATTTGACATTCAGATGCATAAATAATAGAACAACATTAAATAAACCAGAATTAAATCATATGACGAGCAATCAATTTTGTTTTGAAGCACTAGGAGGATGATATGCTTATTAAAAAATTAACAATAAATGGTACAAAAGCTATTCAAAGAACAGATCGAGAAGATAGACTAAGAGATTATAAAAAATGGATTTATGATCAACCTAAATTGTACGCATCAGATATTGATCAAATTGAATGGGGATACAAAAATGGAGAAGAAGATCCTGTTGCCGTATTAGAATTAACAAGGATTGATAGACAGTATAGGCCACCAACATCTTATTTTGATGCAATTATTCATAGGTTTGAAATTAGAGATACTCAAGCAAGAAGAATCAGGAAAGTAGCTAACAGATTACAAGTCGAAGCACATATTGTTGCATTTCTTCAAGATCTTTCTGAATTTTCAATGTATAATCTTACGAATCCTAGTGGATGGTATCATTTATCTCCAGTAGAATATTTAAATTGGCATTATAAAATAAGAGGATTAAATAATTTTATAAAACCAATTAAAGACCCATTTTTAGATTAATATGGACGAACATCTTTTAAGATACAACAAGAATAAAACCTATATCTTTATAGATATGGAGACATTTAATTTATGTTTAAATTTTTGCCATAATCTTCCTTGGCAAATAGGAATGATAAAAGCTAAAGGGGATTTTAAAGTTGACAGTAAAAACTATTATATACATTGGGATACAGATTTAAAAATAAGCCAAGACGCAGCAAGAATTACTAGATACGATCATAAAAAAGTAGAAAAAGAAGGACTTAAAATAAAAGATGCATTTCCAACGATAAAAGATTGGTTAGATCATGCCGATTATATTATTGGTCATAATATATTAGGTTTTGATATATATTTAATTAAAGAATTATACGAACACATGGGCTGCCATTGGGATCATATTTTAAATAAGATTATTGATACAAATTGTATAGCTAGAGGAATTAAATATGGAACACCATATAAAACAACTGAAAATTTATTAGAATATCAATATAAAATATATCATACTAAAAGAAAAGATGTTAAAAGTTCATTAAGTTTCCTTGGCAAGGAAAATGGTATTGAACATGATTATGATAAATTGCATGATGCTATTAATGATCTTGACTTAAATTTAAAAGTATGGAATAAATTAAAATGGCAAGTGGAGATTTAATATGGCATCTTTAGATGATATATATGATATGTTACAAAAATTAGATGATTCAAATATTGAATATCTTTTAATAACTGTTCAAAAAGGTAAAAAAACAGGTAAAGCAGATGTATTTTATTCTTTAAAAGATAAAAATTCTATGAAAATATTAATTAGTGGATTAAATCAATTTAGTGAAAAAATAGATAAATTGGATGAGGAATTAGGAAATGATTAAAGACTTTGAATTACAATTTAAAAATTTAGATTTACCACTTCATGGCGTTAGATTACCAGAATTTAAAATAGATAATAAGTACAAACATCAAGTAGGAATTAGCGAAGACTCACTAAATTATGATTTTTTAAGAGCTTTAGCATTAAAAGGTTTTAAAGATTTAAATATTAATAAAGATTCTACTGAATATAAAAAATATATTGAAAGAGCTAAATATGAACTTGAAACTTTAAAAGAATTGGGATTTATTGATTATATTTTATTAGTTTGGGATGTTATCAATTATTGTAATGAAAATAATATTCCAGTAGGTTTAGGAAGAGGTTCTGCCGCAGGTTCACTAATATTATATCTTATTGGAGTAACAAGAATAGATCCTGTTAAATATGATCTTTATTTTGAAAGATTTATATCCAAGATTCGAGCTAAAAAGCAAGTTGTTGATGGAATAACATATTTAGATGGCAGTTTAATGTGCGACGTTGATCTTGATATTTGTTATTATAATCGTGGTAAAGTATTAAATTATTTAGAAAATAAATTTTTAGGTAAGACTAGTAAAATATTAACTCTTAATACTCTTAGTGGTAAACTTCTTATTAAAGAATGTGGAAAGATAATTGGAGAAAAAACAGATCAAGAAATGACAGAAATATCATCTTTAATTCCTAAAATTTTTGGTCAAGTAAAAGATATTTCTACTGCATATGAAGAAGTAAGTAAATTTAAAGAATGGTGTGAAGAAAATAAAGAAATATATCAAATAGCCTTAAAATTAAGAAATTTAATTAAAAATAAAGGAGTACATCCATCTGGAGTTCTTTTATCTCATGATAATCTTAATGAAGCATGCCCAACAGAATTATCTAGTGATAAAGAAGCCGTTTCAAGTTTTGATATGAGTTGGGTTTCTTTATTTAATATTAAATTAGATATTCTTGGATTAAGAAGCGTATCTGTAGTAGATGATGTTTGTAAAAATATTGGAATTAAAATTACAGATATTGATTTAAATCATGAGTCTATATATAGGAATCTACAAGATTTAAAGTCTCCGCATGGACTTTTTCAAATTGAAGCAGATACAAATTTTAAAGTTTGTCAAAAAGTAAAACCAAAAAATCTAGAAGAACTTAGTGGAGTATTAGCTTTAGCTAGACCTGGGGCTTTACAATTTGTTGATAAATACGCTAAATATACAAATTTTCAAGAATATGAAGGCATACATCCATTTTTTGATGATATTTTAAAACAAACTGGTGGAGTAGCTCTTTATCAAGAACAATTAATGAGAATGGCGCATAAAATTGGTTTTACATTAGATGAAGCAGAAATTTTAAGAAGAATTGTTGGTAAAAAGAAAGTAGATGAAATTAAAGATTGGAAAAAGAAAATTGAAAATAAATGTAAACAAAATAAATTACCAAAAGAAGTTGGAGAAATTTTATGGAAAATTTTAGAAGATTCAGCAAATTATTCATTTAATAAATCTCATTCTCTAGCTTATGCTGCATTGGCAGCATGTACAATTTATCTTAAATTTAATCATCCAAAACAATTCTTTTTATCATTATTAAAAATGACTCGACACGAACCAGATCCAATTGGTGAAATTTCTAAAATTCAAAAAGAAATGGCATATTTTAATATTCAATTATTAAAACCTCATATAATTAAATCTGAAATGGATTTTTCTATTGAAGAAGATAATATTAGATTTGGATTACTTTCTGTAAAAGGAATTAGTGATAAATCAATTGAAAAATTAAATAGTTTTAGAAATAAATATTCTAATAAATTTGAAATATTTCAAGCCGCAGAAGAAGCAGATCTTAATATTGGCATTTTATGCTCGCTTATACAAGCTGGGGCTTTAAGTGGCTTTAAACAAAGTAGAAGCAAAATAGTTCTAGAAGCTCAATTATGGAATATTTTAACCACAAAAGAAAAGAAGTACGTTATTTCTTTCGCTTCAAAATTTGATGAAGATTTAATTAGAATCATTAAGCATCTTAATAAATTTACAGATGAAAAGAATAAAATTATTATTAAAGATTCTAGATTAGAAACAATCAAAACGAAATATGAACCTTATTTAAAAATATATAACCAAAATAGCAAAAGTGAAAGTTTTGCTAATTGGTATTACGAAAAGAAACTTCTAGGCTATACATACGAAAAGACTTTAAAAGATATATTTATAGATAAAAAAGATAATTTAATATCAATTAACGATATTAATGATATTCCTATTAATACAAAAATTTCTTTTGTAGCCCAAGTAGATGAAGCATATTCTGGAACAGCTAAAAATGAAAAGAAAACAAAATATGTAAGATTAAAAGTATCAGATGAAACTGGAACATTAACAGTATTAATGTTTAATGATAAAATTGATAATAATAAAATATTAAATAAAAATAAAAACTTTGAAGAAGGAAATATTGTTATATTTAAAGCTATAAAAAGAGATGATTGTGTATTTGCAGATATAGCAGCAATACAAGATCATGATATTTATATGAAATTAAGTGAAGTCAAAAATATAAAAACTTGACATTTAAATAAACATAAGATATTATCTTAATATGATATCATTTTATAAACCAAACAGTAAAAATACAGGTACAGCTTGTAGCTTTAGCGTAAATGAAAAAGACTCTTCTATTTGGAGTTCACTAATTAAACAGGCATCATGGAATGATGTAAAAAGGATAGGCTCTTTTGCAGAAAATCAAAATAATCCAGCAAAAAGCGTAAAAATTAAATTTTCGTTAACAGAAGCCGCTGGCATTTTGGACGCTATTGAAAGAGGAACAGAATTCTCTGCATACCATACTTCAGAAAAGCAGACTACACAAATTAAATTCAGCCCATATATTAAAGACGAAAAACATGTTGGTTTTTCATATATGGTATCTAAAACAGACAAACAAAATAGTGAAAATAAACAATCTTATGTAATTGGATTTTATTTTAATGAAGCTAGGCTTTTAAAACAATTTTTATCTTATGCTCTAGACTCAGTATTTGATTCACTTAGGGTAGAAATGATTAAGAAACTAAAAAATGCTAAAAAGGAAAATGTAGAAAAAGTAGCATCAGAAAATCAAGAAGATAGCGAACTTTGGTAGCTTAATGAGAAGAAAGAAGTTAGTATATCAATCTGACTTTAGTTTAGCTAAAACTGGGTTTGGTAGGGCAGCAAAAGCCTTATTAAGCTATTTATATAAAACTGGCAAATATGATATAACTCATTATTCTTGTGGATTAACATATGCTCATCCAGAATTTGAACGTACACCATGGAAAAGTGTAGGATCATTACCAAATAATCAACAAGAATTTCAAGAATTAAATAAAGATCCAAATGTCGCTAGACTAGCCAGTTATGGAGCACACTATTTGGATAAAATAATACAAGAAGAAAAACCAGATGTCTATATTGCAGTACAAGATATTTGGGGGATAGATTTTGCTATTGATAAAAAATGGTTCAATAAAATAACTTCGGTTCTTTGGACAACATTAGACTCTTTGCCAATCCTTCCAACTGCAGTTGAAAAAGCTTCTAAGATTAAAAATTATTGGATATGGAGTAATTTCGCGACAAAGGCTTTGAATGATATTGGACATAATCACGTAAAAACAGTGCATGGACCAATAGAAACTAAAAGTTTTTATAGATTAGAAAATGAACAAAGACAAAATCTTAGAAAGAAATATAATATACCTCTTGATGCTTTTATAATTGGATTTGTGTTTAGAAATCAATTAAGAAAAAGTGTACCTAATCTTTTAGAAGGATATGCTTTATGGAAAAGAAGTAATCCTCAAATTAAAAATACATATCTTTTACTTCATACGCACTGGTCAGAAGGATGGAATATTCATCGTTTAGCAAAAGAATATAATATTGATTTTAAAGAAATTTTAACTACATATATATGTAAAAATTGTGGTAATTATGAAATTAAACCATTCCATGGTCAAGATGTAGACTGCAAATTTTGTAACACACAAAAATCACAAATAACAACTAATGTTTCATTAGGAGTAACAGAAGAACAACTAAATGAAGTTTATAATTTAATGGATGTTTATTGTCATCCTTTTACAAGCGGTGGACAAGAAATACCAATCCAAGAAGCTAAACTTACTGAACTAATTACTTTAGTAACAAATTATAGTTGTGGAGAAGAAATGTGTGAAGAAGGCTCTGGTTCGTTTCCATTAGAATGGTCAGAGTATAGAGAGCATGGAACAGAATTTATTAAAGCTTCTACAAAACCAAATTCAATAGCAAAACAATTAAATAAAATTTATAATATGTCTCCTCAAAAAAGAAAAGAGATTGGTAAAATAGCCAGAGAATGGACAATAAATAATTTTTCTGTAGAAGTTATAGGTAAATATATAGAAGAATTTATTGATTCTGCACCATTCACATCTTATGATTTTTCTACAAAAGAAGAAGATAGAGATCCATTCCATAAAATACCAGAAATAAAAGATGATTCCGAATGGTTAACTTATATGTATCATAATTTATTAAAAATGCATCATGTAGATGATAATGATGATGGACACAAATATTGGATGAATGAAATTTCAAAGGGTATTAAACGTCAAGATATTGAAAAATATTTCAGACAAATTGCTGCACAAGAAAATCAAAAAAATAAACAAGTTACATTTGAAGAAGTGATAGGGCAAGGCGATCCAAAGGATAGAATTTTATATGTAATGCCAGAGTCTATAGGTGACATATATATGTCTACGAGTTTATTTTCATCAATTAAAAAACAATATCCAAATAAAAAACTTTTTGTTGCAACGAATCCTCAATACTTTTCTATATTAGATGGAAATCCATATGTAGATAAAGTAATACAATATGTACCGCAGATGGACCAACTTTTATGGTTAGAAGGGGCAGGAAGTCACAATGGTTATTTTGAAATAGCTTTTCTTCCACACATAGGAACTCAGAGACTATTTAATTATCAACATAATGGTAAAGATAAAATAGCTTTTGATTTAAAAGATGAATGAAGCTAAAGTTCTTATACCACAATTAATATCTCCAAAAGGAGCTTGGTTTTTTTGGAAACAAAATGCAGATAATATATTTAATAACTTAACATTTAAAAATAAAAAGAGAGCTATATATGATGGATATATTGAAGGCAATGAACACAGATATGCAAAATTAGTAAAATTAAGAAATAAAATTATAGAAGATAATTTAACGGATGAATATACTCATGTTTTTTGGATGGATGTAGATATAGTAGAATATCCTTTTGATATTATAGAAAAATTATTATCAATTTCTACTACAGAAGTAGTTGCGCCATATGTTTATATAGAAAATAATGATTGGTGGCCTTGGAAAAGATTCTATGATATTGATGGTTTTATTGATTCTCAAGGAATAAAATTTGATTTTAAACCACCATATAATAAATCTAATGGAGATATTAGAACAGAAGTTAATTCAGTAGGAACTTGTTTTATTATTCCAGCTCATTTATATAAAAAAATAAAATATGATATTAATGATAAAAGATTGGATCATGTAGCTTTTTTTGAGAAAGTTCGTGCATTTGGACATAGAATAATAGTAGAACCAAATATAGAAATAAAACATGCATTTTTACCTAAATATGGAGAAAATTTTCATTAATATATGCACCTAGTAGAATCATACGCAACTTCCTGCGGTCTTAAAATAAATAAACCATTTATTTTAGAATCGTTCTTTCCATTACCTTTTGAAAGATATATATCTTTTCAACCATTCAGTAAATATCCAGCTAAAGATTATGATTATTGGCAAGAAGTTATCAATCTAATTTTACCACATTTAAAAGAAAATGATATTCAAATAGTTCAAATTGGTGGAGAAAAAGAAAAAATTTTAGAAAATACTTATAATTTAGTTGGGCAAACTAATATTCGTCAAGCTGCTTATATTATTAAAAATTCTATTTTGCATGTTGGCGCAGATAGTTTTGGCGCACATATAGCATCTGGATTTAATAAAAAAATAGTAGCATTATATAGTAATAATAATATAGAAAATGTTAAACCATATTGGACAGAAGAGAAAGATATGATTTTGCTTGAACCAGAACGAGACACTAAACCAAGTTATTCTGCCCAAGAAGATCCAAAAAGTATTAATAGTATAAAACCAGAAAAAATATCACAAAGTATTTTAAAACTTTTAAATATAAAAAATAATATAAATCTTATTAATACTATATATCTTGGAAAGTTATTTAATAATAAATTATTTCATATTGTTCCAAATCATGTAGTTCAAAGAAGCCAGAGAATTAATCATTGTATATATAGAATGGACTTATTATTCAATGAAAATAATCTAAGAAATCAATTAAAAATTATGCCTTGTATTATTGCTACCAATCAGGCTATTGATATTAATATATTAAGAGAACATAAACCTCATATTATAGGGATAAATGTTTTTATTGAAGATAATTCAATTTTAGATTTTATTAAACAATTAAAAAATGAAAATATAAAATATCAAATGTACTCATACTTACCTAAAGAAAATTTAAATAAATATAAAATTGATTTTATGGATTATGGAATAATATCAAATATTAGCTTAAAACATAAAAAAATAGAGGATTTAATAAATAAAAATGTTAATAAATTATTTTATAAATCAAATAACTATATTTTAAGTAATGGAAGCGTTTATTTAAGCGAAAAGGCTTTTTTTGATAATAAACCAATAAATTCTATTAATGAAAATATACAAGAATTATATAATATAAATATTATTAATGAAAATCCAGAAAAGTTTTATATTTTTAGTATAGACTTGACTTAATAAATAAAGTATATTATACTATATAATATGGAAAATACAGAATCTACAGTTATTCAACCAAATATTAAATTTCTTGAAGAAGTATTAGAAGTTGAGCCTTTTAATAAACCTCCAAAAGTTTCAACTAGAAATAAATATGGCTTAATTGAAGATGAAGGTGTTAAATATATATTCAATGACGATGGAACAATTAATTGGCGCAAGATGGTAAAAACAGAATATCTTGTTCCAAATAGACAAAAAACCCAAGAAACAGACGTATCAAAACTTGAAGATAAAGATTTATTAATTTTACTTGGTGGTATTAAAGAGCTTGCACAGATTCGTGGCTATACTAGCGTTGAATATAAAGTAGTTGCTGCCTCTGAAAACTATTTTGCTACATCATGTAAAATTAAATGGATTCCTAATTATGAGACAAATGGTAGAGTAGTTGAATTTGAAGCTCTTGCAGACGCAACAATTAATAATACAAAATCTTTTGCTAGATTTTTTTTAGCTGCGATTGCTGAAAATAGAGCATTTGTAAGATGTGTTCGTAATTTTTTAAAAATTAATATTGTATCTCAAGAAGAATTAGGAGATGCGAAGCTTTTAGATGAAGGTATTCAAAATCAAGATAATCCAACATCTCCACACATTCTTTTAGAAAAGGTTATGAAGGACAAAAATATATCTTTTGATATTCTAAAAAATAAATTAATAAAAGAAAAATTTGATAATGCAGAAAATTTAAATCATATTAATGACATACCTAAAGCAAAGATTTTTGAACTTATTGATAGGCTAAAAAAGATTAGCAAATAGGTTTAGAATTATAACTTTGTATATTTTCTGAATATGCGGCCCCTAAACTAAAAGCTTCATCTTTTGTAATATAAGTACATACTCCATCTATTGTTGGTGGTATTCCAAACGAGGCTATTCTAGCTAATAATTCAAATGATCCAAGATCACTTAAAGAACCTGTTGGATAAATTGTTGGATAACTTCCAAATATATTAATTCCTCCACTCCATTCAATATTATTTGAATAACGAGCTAAAGTACTATATTTTGGATGAATTATAATTATTTTTGGATAATATAAAAAAGCTTTTTTTGATCTGCAAATATATGGGCCAAAAATTGATTTTTCTTTTTGAGAATTAGCATAACTTTTTGCACTAGAACTAATTTTAACAGTTGTATAATCAGAAAAATCTATATATATAGAAATATTTCTCATTCCATTTATTTTTCCTTTCATCTCATTTAAAATTGAATTTTCTGTGGCTTGTGATAACGCTATAGAATTTCCTTGAAATTTACTTTTTAATTTATTTAATTGACTATATTTTATTTCTGAATTACTTTTTATATTTTCTATAAATTTTTGTAAATTTGTACTGTTTATATCTCTAAATATACTTGTTAGAAATCCACAACCTCCGTTAAATTGATATTTACTTAAAATTGTATCATAACTAGATCCTCCAGTTATTTTTTTAAAGCCTTCTTGACTTGAAAGATTAACTAATTGATCTTTTTCTAATTTATTTATATTTTTATTAAAATTTGGATATTTTCTATTCACTATAGAAGATAAAATTACATTTTTTTGATTTGCGCTACTTTTATAGGTATAATAATCTGTATATCCAATTTTTGGCATTTGAAATATTGTTGAAGAATAAAATAATTCTATAGCTGCAATCTGCAATTGGGCAGCTATAGTTTGAGAGGCAAGAAGACCAAGTAAACTTGTTTGACCTCCAGTAAGTAAAGATACCGTTAATGGATCAATTGGCATTCCTTGACTTCCAACTCTAAAATTTAAACCATAACTATTATAATATAAATCAGCCATAGCTTGCTCTGTAAACCCTGCTGGTCTTTCTGTCCCATTTCCATAATATCTTTTAGCTCTTGCTATATTTTCTCTTTCTAAAGCCTGTTTTAATTCTGGAGAAATATTTGTATCATTTTGCATTACAGAAGTCGCGCCATTTTTAAAAAATAAATAATGTTGATTTATTGGCATTACTCCAAAATGACTTGTTTTATTTAAAACATTCTTTGGATTATCCATTCCATAAGTTAAATTCCAATTTGCTGAAACTAAATTGCTCATATTTTAACTAGTTGAACTACTACTATAATAGAAAAATGGGTTCATAAAAGGAATCCCATAAGATACAGGATTACCATCATAATTAAATGTAGTCATCATTATATTATAATCTATAACTTGAATTAATTTATAATTTTGATCTTTTCCAACTAAAATAGCTTTGCCATTCTGACTAGTATCTTGAGTTAAATAAGCAATTGGAAAAATTGCTGCAGTTTGTCTTCTATAAACTACACTTCCTTTTAAATTACCCTGTCCATCAAATTCTAAACCTGGAACATATTCAAATGGTTCTGGATAACCACTCCAAGGATTACTTATATCAGAAACTAAAATTTCTGCTCCAGTTGCATATAAATTTGGACCAACACCAACTCTTAAATAAATAATATGATTATTTTTAGATGCTTGTAATTCTAATTTTACTCCTAAATTATTTATTGTATGTCCATTTATATTTCCTTCTGTACTTTGTATCAAAGATCTAGTATTATTATCTAAAAAACCACTCCAGATCATCATATCTTTTAAATTAAAAGATCTATATATAACAGATTTTGGTTCAACTATAGCATAAGTTTTATCATTTTCCCTAATAGTTGTTACTTCAAATGGAATATAGTTATTAGCTTGACGAGTAGTTATACCTTTAAATACTTGCATTATTGTGCTCCAGTTAATATTATGTTAACAGATCCACTATTATTTAATTTTATTTTTAATTCTGCAGAATCATCAAATAAAGCATCATTTGGATTTATATATTGAACTTTAATATTATATAAATTGATAGTAGGATCATCAATAAAATTAGTTGTATATTTAACTCCAGTAGAAGAAGTAAAACCAGTAAATGTATTTACAAAAAGATAAGATATATTATTATCTGATACATAAAGATTCCATACGTCCTCAAATCTTTTCAAACCTAAAATTCCAGTTAAGTTTCCAGTAACAAAATCAGAATATCCAGTTGTGAAAAGACCCGTTGCAAATACTATAGAATATACATTACCGCTAAATATACCAGTTGGAGTTAATGGTTCATAATAAGTAACTCCACTTTGTAAAAAGTTAGGAACATCAAAATATGGAGCAGTTGCACTTCCAAATGATGTAACTGATATTGAATTGCCACTTTGTCCAGAAGTAGATGAGGTTATTTTTAATTTTCCTCCTAATATCTCAGATGTTATTCCATATGATCCAGTACCAGAATTGATAATATTATTTAAAGTATTCAATGAATCAAAATATAATGGAGGATTAAATAAAGATCCAGTTGCATAAGTAAATCTAGTTATTATGTCTTTATTTGGATCATTTATATTTATAAAATCAAACTCTTCTGGACTATTAAAATTTAAATAATTAAATGAATTAATAAATCCTGTGGCTATTCCTTGTTTTGCAGATAAAACATTACCAGTTATGATTTGATTAAATACATATACTCCGCTATCTATTTCTAGCACTTTTCCAGTTAATTTTCCAGTTAGTATTCCATACCCAGTTAAATTTTTTCTTCCAAGCTTAACATTAGGTATATTTCCACTAGCAATAATTTTTTGAGTTGAAATTGTAAAACCAGTTCCATTATTCATAATTTTATTTAATACATATATTCCTGGCTGTTCATTAATAGATGTAGATGTATTATTTACTGTATTAAAATATGTAAACCATCCACTACTTCCTGTAAATAAATAATCATAATTTTTAAAAAATGAAACAACAAATGTTGATGGATCATAAAAATTATCTCTTAATGTAACTGTTCCACTATATACTCCAGTATAAGTTTTAGATCTGTAAATAATTGGAGAATTTATAAATCCAGTATAATCTACTAACGTAAAATCAGCAGGATTTAAATTATTTCCAGTAATTAAACCAGATCCAGAAATGATATACTTTACATTAGGAGATGATTCAATGTTTATATTTTCATTAACTGGATAAACTTGTCTATTTTTTCTATCATAAAAAGTTTGATCTCCGCTAAATATTCCTGTATGATAACCTTCGGCTATTCCAAGTCCAGAAATATTTGTTGTTACTGTGTCTACAAATTCTCCGATACCAGTTATTTTTGCATATAAATCTCCAGAATATGTAGAATCATATATTGAACCTATACCAGATAGAATTATATTCTGATCATTTAAATTAATATCATATTTAGAAAATAAACTAATATTACGAATTTTTATTTTATTCAATGGAAAAGATTTATAAGAAATATTTCTATTAGCTAAAGTTTTTAATACTTCTGGATCAACAGGAGCACTTCTAAATCCAGTCATGAATATTCTTGCATATTTAGCCATTTTGCCTTATACCTTTAATAGTATTACACTATATATTTAATTAAATTTTCATATATATTTTCATCTATATTTTTGATATTTTTTAATATTATATCTTTAGTATTTTTATCATTTTTATATACGCCAAGATGACAATAGAAATTATTTTTGGTTTTTATATTATTAATAGTATTAATACAATTTAGATTATGATACTCTGCATAAAATTTAAGAAATAATTGTTCTGGAATTATAGGTAAACAATGGAAAGATTTTATATTTTTTAAATATTCTATATCATATTTTTTTCTTAAAAAATGATATATTAATATAGATTTATTTGCGTAATCTTCTCCTATAATTGGATTTTTAAAACTTAAGATCGCGCAATTATAAGCGCATTCATCTCCTAAATTAATTTTTAATTTATTTTTTGAATAAAATTTTTTTATTAAAAAATCCCACTCAGGTATAACTTTAGATGGGACACTTTCTTTAAAAATATTAATTAGATCTAAATACCAAGGACAATCATTTAGTATTTCTATGTCTTGAAAAATTAAATCTGCGTGATCAGTATTTTTAGATATATCTTTTAACAGAAATGTATCAAGATCTATAATTATTTGATTCTTTTTATTTTTTAAAACTTCCATTTTAGAATAACTCCAATAATAATCATAAAATTCATTATTTTTTATTTCATAAAAATTATCATAATTTAATCCTATTTTTTTACATATATTTATATGTTCATTTGTAGAATAGAGATTAATTTTTAATTTTTGTTTTTTTAAACAAAGAAAAGATAAAACTTGAGGTATTAAATATTTTTGATTATTTGATATTGGTAAAAAAGTATGAGAATATTCCATTATTGATTAATATTTTTAATTTCATTAATTACTTCTTGAATCTTTTCATCAGTTAAATTATTTAAATCTAAATAATTTTGATTATTTTTATCATCTAATTGAATATCTAATAATTTATTTAATAAAGATAGATTAACTACAGCACTTGGCGCACTAGAAGATGAAGAAGAACACTCTTCTGGAGGTACTGGTCGCATTACAACTCTTTTTCCAACATTTGAAGCGCTATCTCCTTCATAACGAGTACATTCACATGTATAACTTTCACATACCCATTTTGTACATTGTGGTAAAGGCCCTTCTGGAGCAGGAGGACATTCTTTTGGACATTTAGAAGGATCTTCTACCCAGCGTTTACATGGAGGTTCAATTGGATCTCCACCATGATATACAGTACAGCCAGCCCAACTTCCTTCACAATAATTTCCCCAAGAACAACCTGGTAGATCTTCTTGTTTTTTACAAGCATTAAAGCGAGGTGGATCACTAGTATCACAAGCTGCACATCTTGCTGCGCGTGTAGTAGTTGGACGACAAACTACACATCTAATACTTCCAGATTCACAGTCTACTATACTACCTGTATTAAATACACTATCTTCACAAGTATCATTTGGGCAAGGAGATTGTTGGTATCCAGCTGGACATTCACATGGTTTCTTTGGTCTAGGTCTAGGACCATATCCTGGTCCTTTTTTACCAGGTCCACTAGGTCCACCAGGTCCACCACCATATCTAGGTCCACTGCTACTAGAAGAACTACTACTACTACAATCAATACAAGAAGATGACGAAGAAGAATAACTACTCGAAGAAGATGACGACGAGGAAGAAGAACTACTAGAAGATGAGGAAGAAGATGAAGACGAAGAAGATGAAGAACTACTTGGAGGTCTTCCTGGTGGCCATCCAGGATCATCTTGGCCTGGTCCTCCACCTGCGCCAGCTCCTGGACCACCTCCTGGTGGTACACCTGGAGATGAAGACGATGATGATGCTGATGACGAGGAAGAACCAATAGTACACTCATAACATGGTTTACCAACCCCTATATATACCGTAGATAAAAACGAATTTGGTGGACAATCTGGAGGAAAACTAAAATAACCATTTATTTCACAAGTTTGATCTGTTGTATCATTTGATACACATTTATAACAAGTTAAACTATCTATTAAAACTGAAATTGAATGAGAATTTATTCCACAATTAGATATTAATGGTATGCTAGATAAAAAATAATCTTCGCATTTTATTTCTCTTGGAGAAGGATATATGTATATAATTATATTAGCTGCAGATGCTCTACTTTCACGATCATAAAAATATATATATTGTGGATGCCACCCAGTTTGAGGTATATATCCTGTGATACGATTATCTTTTGTAAATCCAAGTGTAGGATGACTTAAATAAGCATTTGAATCTATAAAATCACCAAAACTTTTTACTTGATATTCAAGATAATGATTGACATATGAAGCAAATGAGTCATTTTTTACAAATAAAATATCATCTACTATTGCACTCATATTATATATTATATATATTTATATATAGAATTTAAATATTTTATATTATGATAAATAATCATAAAATCCTATTCTAAATCTATCTATATCTTCTGTTAATGATGATCCCAATTCTTTTTTCTCTGTTTCAAGTTTTGGTTTGCCAGTTTCTTCTGGTTGTTCTCCGCTACCACTAAGTCTACAAGAAAAATTAAGTAATTGATAATCAATAAAACCAGTTCCACAAACCTGTCCACTTCCATTTGGATCTTTCAAACAAATAATTTGACCAGACATTTGTAAATTTCCACTTTTTAATCTATTTAATAAATCTTCTAAAGATTCTTCTTTTTCTTCTTCTTGTTTATTTTCTATTTCAGATGAAATTGGTATGTTCTTTGTGACGGTATATTTTGTATTTTCTATTTGATCATATAAAATATCTCCAACTATAGCATTTGGATTTTTAAGATATGTATTAACTGGTTGTCTATTTTGAGATGTTACTATTCCTGTCCAATTTATATTATCGTCAGAAACTTGTAATGTTATTATTTTAGGTACAAGATAATTATAAATTTGTAATCTTGGTTGTAAATCTAATTTTATATCATGACTCCCAAATTTACCACTTCTTAATGAAATTATATTAATAATATCATTTCCACTTATATCAATTCCAGCGTCTATTCCAGTTAATAATGGTCCATATTCAAATTGTGGAGTTTTATTATATTTTAATGGTTTCCAAGAATATAAACCTGATGATGCGAATTTTAGATTTATTTTATTAATTAAATCTGTTTTACCACTAAAATAATTATTTCCTACACTTGTATTAGAATATATGAATTCTGTTTTATATTCTGGAATATAAGGTCTTTCTCCGTATAACGTATTATATACCCTATCAAAATCAAAAGGATATTGTTTAAATATTATTTTATCTCCTTCATAAAAACTATTAAATGCAATTTGTCCAGAATAATAATAGTAATTATATTTTGTTTGGACAGTCAATGGATTTGAATCATCTAAGAAAAATACTCCAGAATATATTGCGTCACCACTTACTGCATCTTTAGGAAGATTTAAATTTATATTAATTTTAGTAGATAAATCTCTACATCCAACTTCTTTACAATAACAACATAAATTTGTTAAATTTTCATCTATTGCAACTCTATAGATAGAATCACTTAGAGATTCATAAAAATTTAAATATTGACCATAAATAGTTAAAGGTAAATATTTTTTTGGAACATCAATATAAGTTTCTCCTTTTTTATATTTTTGAGCAGCATCTTGGCAAATTGTACAAAATGCAGTAGTACAAGCTTGAGCTTTTGGTGTTATTACGATAATTTTTGGTGCGCAAAGATTTGTATAATTACCAGTTATTTCTCTATAGAATAAAAATGGACTATTTACTTGTCCGCTTAAATTTCTTTCAAAATCAATTGCAAAAGCTACAGGAGAATCGCTATTTAAACTATTAAATCCAGAACCAGATATAAGTTCTGTTGACCCAAGAAAGTAACTTGCCCAAATTTTATCTTGATTTTCAATATAGATTTCTTTTAATTTTTCTCCAGTTACAAAATTTACATCCATGGAAAGTAAATTAATATTTTCATTCTTTTCATTTAGAGAATTATTTGAATAAACAAAATCACTTTCATTACCAGAAATAATTGTAATATAAGTTCCTGGACTTAAAAAGTATAGAAATCCAGTTTGTGTTCCAGTTATATAATTGCCACTTTGTAGATAATTATTTGATTTATCATAAACTAAAAATTTATATTTTCCAATATTATATTTTATATTATTATTTATGGGTTTATATTGAAATAAACATGGTAATCCAATATTTTTTTGAGTAGAAAGTATTGGTGGGTTTATTGTAATTTCATTCTTTATATATTTATATTCATTGTTTAATTCTAAAGATTGATTACTATAATAAGAACTATCGTAATTAATAAAATTATTTGTTTCAAAATTTTGTAATACTCTTTTTTGAGCCATATATTGATATATATGATCTACAATACCTACTGGTTTTATATTATCTATAATATTTAAGTTTAAAATACTAGGATTTTTAGGTATATCTTTGAAGAAACCTGTTTTTAAAATTACGGCGTTCATTTCAATATCACAATCTTCTATTTTATCTTCTTCAAATCCATAAAGATTTAAGTCTAATAGTAAAATATGTGGTTCGCCTGTTTTTGGTAAAAACTGTTGATTATATTTATCATTTACATTATATTTATATTTTGACGCTTGGTAATCAATTCTATTTATTTTGTCATATATTATATTTGTTGTTACTTTTGGAATTCCATATAAACCAGTCTCATATTCTGCTGGTTCTTTTCCAGAATATAAACCAGTATAAATATGACCAACATAATTTTTTAATGGTATAAAAGATATATCATTTAAAACCCTATATCCAGCAAGTTTATTATAATTTAGTCCAGATACTGGAAGATTAATATATTTTTGTATATATTTATTTATATTAATTTGTCCAGTTTTATAATTATAAACTCCAGTATCAAAAGATGGTCTTATCTTTTTATTTTGGATTTGAATATTATCAAATAAAAATAATCCAGTATTAGATTCAAAAATATTATTTAAATTAAATGAAGATGAAGATGAAGATGAAGATGAAGATGAAGATAGTGGTAATAATGCTAAACCATGTATGTAACCATAACTAATTTTTTGAACATTAATTAATTCTGAAGTTACATTCCAATCTATATAATTTGATCCAGAATTTCCCCATCCAGTAACTGTTCCATCATTTAAAAGAGCTAAATTACTTTGATATCCAGCTTCTATTTGCTTAATATTAGATCTATTGCCAATAGACTCTCCTCCACCAGAATCATATCCCCAACCAGTTATTGTACCATTTTCTAAAAGAGCAATTGTATGAGCATATCCTATTGCTATGTTAGTTATTCCTGTTAGGTTATTTCCACCATATATATTTTGATGGCCATCATTGAATCCCCAACCAGTTATTGTATTATCATTTAATAATGCTATAACCCAATGTTGTCCAGTATTTGGCGCTGGTTTGCTTAAGTATAAATCTTTAATTCCAGTTAAGTCATTTCCTCCAGTTGTAATTCCCCATGTTAAAGATCCCCATCCTGTTGCTATTCCATTTTCTAAAAGTGCTAAACTATTATATTTTCCTGCAATTACTTTTTTAACTCCAGTTAATTCAGATCCTCCAGTGGCTATTCCATAAGAATTTCTACCACATCCAGTTATTGTTTTATTATTAAAAAGTATTAAACTATATCCTAGACCAGCGCTAATTCCACTAACTCCAGTTAAACCTACACAGTCAAGTTCTCCTCCTTGACTTTGTCCCCAACCAGTTACTATTCCACCACTTAAAATAGCTAAATTATGGTAATAACCTGCGCTAATATCAATTACTCCAGTTAATAAATTCCCTCCTGTTGCTATATTGTATCCTTCCCATCCCCATCCAGTTACTTTCAAATTAATAAAAGAAGAAGACATAAATTATATTTTCCTTGGAATGCTATAAGTAGTATCTTGATAAAAAGTTTTTGTATATTTTACATTTGGAACATTATCAAAGGAGATAAAATCTTCTGTTCTTATATCACCGCTTGTTACATTTAAAAATTGATTACTAAAACTATTATTAATTAATTTTAATGGATTATAATAAATATCTATTTTACCGCTATAAATATTACCCTCTCCAGTAGTTAAAACAATTTTTTCAATACATTGTTCACATCCAGAAAGTTGATATCCATATTGATAGTATTTTTTTGGATCAATTTCAAAAGCATCTAATTGACCAGAACAACCAAATGTAAAATACTCCAATAAAAAATATAACCATCCAAGATCTGGCCAATCATAAGCTTCAATTGGATTTCTTGTATATTTTAATTTATTGCCAAAATAATTTATAACAAAGTCTCTATCCATTATAGTACCGTTATATCCCGTAGACTTAACTAAGTTTATATCTAGCGTGTCTTTTCTTCTATATAATGTAGAAGTAGAATATTGATTATTTTCATGATTAGAAACTATAGGATAAATTCCTGATTTTAATAATGTATAATTTAATGAAGATTGTGTAAATAAAAATTTCTGATCTAAGATACTATCTGGGAGATAATATTTAACGCCATCATGTACTGCTCCAAAACATAAAAGTTTTATATTATGTTTTAAATAATAATCTGTTGATATTAATTTAATTGGCGCGCCAAAAAAATCTCCACTTTCATTTCCATAATAAAGAGTATTTGTTTCTTTATAAGATTTTGGTATAGAAACAGTAACGTATCTGTCAACTCCAGCTGTACCACTAATTGATACATATTTTTCTAATTTTTTGTTACCATATTCATCAACATAGATATTTAATGGATTGCCGCTGTTTGAAATTCCTGTTTGAACAAATTGATATGTTTTTCCTTTTTCAAAATAAAGACCAGATGCTTCTATTTCATTTAAATAGTAACAATGATGATCTTTTATTATTACTCCATCTCCAACTTTAATTGTAGATGGATTACCTATTTGAGGATATATAAGAGAATTTTCTGGTATTGGATAATTATCTACATTTGTTGAGAAATCATCTTTTATCCATGTATTATTATCCATCATAATTCCACTAGAATTTCCTCCAGTTGTACCTTGATAAAATATGGTTATTGATTCATAACTAAAAGCTGGAAATTGATTTGGATCAAATACATAACCAATTTTATTAATTGGTGATGATTTAAATAAATAAAATGTAGAATTTCCATTAACTGTTTTTAATCCAGTCAAACTAGATCCAAGATCATTATATATATTAGATATATTTTTATACCCAACACTTACATTATAACTTTTATCTGCCATTTTCCTTATTCCTATTGATAAATTACACTATAAATTAAGATCAGCACAAATTGTGTTTTTTACTAAATTCATCAATCCAGAATGATTATTAAGGATATTTTGTTTTGAAATAGCAAAAAATACTATACGATTTGGTATTACATTTGTACCACCAGCGACATATGGAAATGTATTAATTCCATAGCCATATTCTTTGTATGATTTAGCTGATGTATCTGGTGATTCACTATTAATTTGTATAAATCCTGTACCGCTATTCTGTATACCAGCAGATAAGAAAGAATATTCTGAACTTTGACCTGCTGCATTTGTTTTAACTTCAAAACCATTAGACGGAATGCTCTCACTATTCCATAAAGTAAACCATTTCCTATAATTTAAAGTATTAAATATTCCAAATCTAAATCCACTCTGTTGATAACTTTCTGGGGCTAATAAAGTACTATATGGTAAATGAGGTACGGCAGTTTTATTGCTTTCAAGAACGCTAAACATACTTATATTTGCTCCAGTAAATTTAATATTACTAGAAAGATTAAATTTTGAATTATTATTAACAAATTTATAACCACTTGATGTATGATTTACTTGATAAGTTGGTGAAGAAATATATCCACTAAAATTAGGATTTTTTAAATCAATAAAACCACTGGCTCCACTAGCAAGATTATATTCTGATCTAAATATCCAAATATTTTCAAGTTTATCCCAAATATTTAAACTCTTTAGTCCTCCAATAAAATCACTTATTTTATCTTGAATTTCCACATTAGATATTTTTGTTTTAGAAAAATATTTTCTAGCATCTGAGTCATGAAAATTAATTATTCCAAGTCTTTCTAAAGGGTTATATTTAATAAATCCTATATTGCTAGGATAGTTTACTTTATATATGTATTTTTTATTAGGATTATAACAATTTAATTTGATTACTTTATCGCAAAGAACGCCAGATTCAAGTAAATGTACATGCAAGCTATAAACTCCATCATCTTGTAAATATCCTTGGAAATATTTTGTTTGAGCATTATAATAAGTATTATTAGGTAAATTTGAAATATTTATTATATTTGGATTTCTTGTACTATCTAGCTTACGATAAAATCCACTAATAATACTATTAATATCAATCAGGATTTTGTCATCTTTACCAGTTGGTATTTGATATGTTATTCCAGTAATTAAGGTTGGTAAATCATGACAATAAGTTTCATTAAACTCAAAATAACCTGTAGACATAATTCACCTTTTTCCTTTTTCTGGAATTATATAAATTCCAGTATAATTTACACTAAATTAATATTAGTTTTAAAGGAAAAATATAACCCAACTTTCGCCATCTGGTACAATAGAAAAATGGCGATATTGAAATCTATTTTCAATCATATATCTATAAAAATCTTGAAATGCTTTGTCATTTTTAGCTATTCTAAAAACTTGGCCTCTTGCATCAACAGTTTTATTATCTTTTTCTATTTTTTCTAAATCTATTTTAACTTGAGGATTTTTTTGAAGAAAATCTAATACAAATCTTTTTGTATTGCTATAATTACTTTCACTTGAATTAATATAATCTCCTATTGCTCCACGACAAGAACAATTTGGGTTTTTAGAAAAAGTTTCTATTTTGTCTGCTACTTGTGGAGCGAACTCTTTGAAAGCTTTTGTAAATATTATATCATTTGTTATAAGCCAAAATACTACTTGTGTAAAATATTGATGAAAGATTGTATTATTTTCCATATATTAAATTATATCATATATATGAAAAAAGTCTAAATTATTAATAATTGTTAATATTAATACCAGTTTCGTATAGATAAATATTACCTAAATTATAAACTTTTAATTCTAAATTTATTAAATTATTGTTGAGAAAACTAATATTTTTTAAATCTAATATTTTATTATATTGTTGAAAAGGTCCAGTTTGATATATATCTGTATATATTTTATTACCATTAGAATATAAATTATATGTGTCTAGAATTGAATTACAATTATTATTTTTTATTAAAATATTTATATTTATTGCAAATTGATTTAAATTATTAAAATATCCTGTATTTATAGTAAATGAAGGAGTAACACCACAACAATTGCCACAATTTAATAATTGATTACAAATACAATTAGATTCTGTTTCAATTTGATTTACTCCATAATATTCTTTAAAATTGCTCCAAGGCTCGGAATATATATAAGCTTGACCTTGAGTATATATAAAATTAGGAACACCTATCAAAAGTTTGCTAGAATCTTTAGTAACAGTAAAATTTCCCCCAAATTTATCTCCATTAAATGTTTTTTGATTTTTAATAACTAAATTTTTATACCAATTTGTGTCTTTTTTATAATTATAAATTGTACCATAATTTGTATCATCGGAAGTAAATATAAAATTACCGCTTTCATTTATATATAAAGATCGGCCAAGATGAGGTAATTCACCAGTATCTTTCCATTCGCCTGTTATAGAATATGTATTCTGCCAATAATTTCCTATTTTTTCATACAAATATACTACGCCAGAATTAGATATATCATTTGGAGCACTAATTAATATACAACTTCCAGTATTATTAATATATAAATTATCACCAAAAAAAGAATCAGAATTTAAACCAGAAATTATTTGATGTTTTTTCCAAATATTATTATTTCCTGTATAAATAAATACAGCGCCTTTATTAGAGTTAAGTTTTGAACCAATAACAACTGCATTATTACTAATTGAGACTTTATTGCCATATGCGGTTGCAGAATTATTATAACCATCTACTTCGTAAAAACCAGTTATTAAATTCCAATTATTTCCGCTACCAGAATATAAATAAGCTTTGCCAGTATTTGATGATGATATTGTACCAACTATTAATCTATTTCCACTTAAATTTAATTTTAAATCAAAACCAAAATGCTCATTGCCAGAAAGATTACCGCTTATTTTACAAACATTATTCCATTTAGATTTATTTCCAGTATAGATATGAACTTCGCCATCTCCTAAAGATGCATTTGGGGCACCAATTGCTATGACATCTCCTTTATCATTTATAGAAACAGAATATCCAAAAAAATCACCATAATTTGGGTTATCAGAATATATATCTTGAATTTTATTCCATCCCCATTCTGAATCGTATTTACGATAAATAAAAACTCCACCACCATCATAATATCCAGGAGCTCCAACTAAACACAAATCTCCACTGTTGATAGCAATTCCTTGACCGAAATTATTACCGCCGAACATCTCTTCTCGTGGAAATGGAATTGTATTTATTTTCATAATTATATAATATAAACCTTTCTATCTTTTGTAGCAAATTTTTGATCTGCATCAGAAACAAAATACTCTATCTGCCAATTACCAGTTAAATTTGTATAAACTCCATCATATATACCAATATTCTCACCAGAAATTTTTCTATATACTATATCTACTAAAATAGGAGCAGTTGCCCCACTTATTATTATATCGTTTTTTAAACCAGTATATTTACCTCCATAAGCATTTAATGGCATAACTTGCGGAGAATTTATTCCATATGTATATTCTAAAAATATTTGATCTATGGCACTAGAACTAGAACTAGATGAACTTTCGCAAAATCTCATTCTTTTTAAATTATTTGATAAATTTAATTGTGAATTTATAACTTGAGATAAATTATTATTTCCAAATGAACCTTTTCCTAATTGAGCAGCTTTTTCATATAAAATTTTTATATCTTTTTCATCATATAAACAATTTTTCTTATCTAAATTAAGATTTAATTCTTTATCTAAATATATAAAATTAAATGAAATATTTTGAGTATTTGAATAACTTATCATTTTATTTAAAAGATCAGAATATTTTATTTCTATTGGGTTTGTGAAATAATCATTATTCAATGCTACTTCGCAATCATCTGCATCAGATTCAATGTATGGAATATTATTTGTTACTATATTTATTATTTTTATTTTATTTTTCCAATTAAGCCTAGATACCGCATGATCAATTCCACTATTTAATGAAATACCCTCTTTTTCTTTTTCTACGGGTTCCAAAGTTTTTATATAATCAACATAAGTTTTATAATCATTAATAAAATCAAAACCAGTTATATCTAAACGGTCAGTTATATATATGTTCGCAACTTCATTTAAATTAGAATTATTGTTTAAGAAATCTTTATATAAAGTAGAAGAACAATTTTTAAATAAAGCTAATCCAGATTTATTACTATAACTTACATCTATAATATTTGCAACCTGTATACCATTATTACATAAATTAGGAAATGAAATATTTGTATCATTATAAATGCTTTTTATTTTAATTTGATAATTACCTTTGTCAAAGCTTCCCGAATATTTAATTATATTTTGATTATTGTAATTTGAATATTCACTCTCATATATAGGTAAATATCCAGTCGTATAATTGATACCACTTTTATAAATAATAAATTTATGTTTTGTATTATAAAGTGGAGTAAAATTATCTTGACCATCTAGATTTATTGAAAAATTTCCTGTTATTATATCGCATTTTAATTCTATTGGTGTTGCATTATAAATTACTTCTGTTTCGCCAGCAAAATTAGAATATTGAATATTTGCATTTGAATATAAATATGCTGCACCTTTATAATTATTTCCATCACCAATTGATCCTATAATTGCAATATTTCCAGAATCATTTAATGCAAAACTAAAACCAAAATTATCACCAAAATCAATATCATAATCTCCAGTTATTTTTTTATTAAGTCCCCAAGTACCATTATTACTAAAAACATATACTGCTCCAGCAGAAGGACCATTTCCATTAAAATCTTTACTTTCGCTAATTAAAGCTATATTTCCATCTCCATTCAAATCTACTTTATATCCAAATCTTTGATCTGAATATAAATTATTATCATTATTATCTCCTGTAAATTTTTTAGAAAGTATCCAATTTGAATTATTTCCTGTAAATAAATATGCTGCTCCAGAACCTAGATCAGAATACCAAGATCCAATTAAGATTTTATCTCCATCATTATTGAGATCTAAGTTTATACCAAATAATCTTGCAGTATTACCTCCAGTAATTTGTTTTGGTATATAATTTATAATTCCAGTAGTTAATTCATCTGGTGCCCCTTGTGCAAGTCCAATTTTCCATCCAGTAAAAGGTAAAATATTTATATCTGAACTATCATTATAAAATTCAGGAGAATCATTAGCTTCTAATTCCCATCTATTATTAGTTGGAGAAAAATAAATCCAACTATCCAAAGAATTATGTTTATATCCAGATGTAGCCGCATATGAAAAGGGCACAATACTTTGATATGTATATATTCCATTTATATCTTCTGAATTATCAGTTAATTCAAAATTATTTAAATTAATTTGATATGGTATTTTCCAATCTAATATATAAACTTTTCCAGAATTTTGATTTTCGTATGCTGAACCAAAAGCAATTAAATTTCCAGACTTATTTAAAGATACGCTATTTGGATAACTAAATGAATTACTTTTACCAGTTAAAATACGACTTAATTGCCAATTATCTTCATAATTTGTATAAATATATACTTGTCCAGATACTCCTTGTCCGCGCGAACTAACTGCAATTGTATCTCCTAAATAATTTACATCTAAACTGTGACCAAAATATTGAGCAAATCCAGGAATACCATTTAATTGATCATTTAAAATCCAACTATTATTTATACCAGTATAAATAAATACTCTACCATTATAAGGTGAAAAATCTTCACCATCACGAAAAGGAGCACTAACAGCAAGAATATTTCCTAAACCATTTAATTTTAAATCATATCCAAATTTTCCTATTTCTAAATCTGAACTTTTTTGACCAGTAAGTTTATCTACTAAATACCAAGATCCATTTTGTCCACTTTTATATACGTAAACTCCAGAACCTCCATATGTTCCAACTGATATAATATTTCCAGCATCATTTATTGATGTGCTATAACCAAATTGTTCACTTGTCCCTGCGCCCCTAGAAAACCTTTGATTAAAATATATTGGTAATTCCATTTTCCTTTTTCCTTTATATATTTTACACTACCTAATCATAATATATTAAATTTAATATAATTAAAATCTTCAATTATATTTTCTTCTGAAGATAATATCTTACTTGAAAATTTATTAATATAATTATTTGTATAAAAATTTCCTGTAGTAATTGTATAATTTACAAAATTATGTTCCCATATTCCATTATTTTCGCAAGCACCTTCCGAAAATAATCCACTAAAATATCCACTACCACTTATAGTATTTCCTAAATGAGATATCCTAGTTCTTATTCCAGTACCATAAGAATTTCCAGTTAAATTTTGTAAATTCTCTAGATATGCTAATTCTGTTTCATTTCCAGTAGTTGCGACTATAATAAATTTAGGAATATTTTTTTCTTCTATAATTTTATTATCTAAAGAAGTATATAATTTAAATCCTTCTGAAGCGCGGCCAGTAGCTAAGAAATAAAACATTATAGTTTCTTCATCACACTCATCAATATATATATTAAAATTATTTATTCCAGTAATTTTTGATACTCCAGAATAATTAAAATTTTCTAAACTTTGTTTACAAGTTAATATTCCAGATAAACCAGTTATAACTCTATTTGAATCACTAAGTGCAAAAAAACCAGATATACCAGTTATATTTTTTGTAAAGAAGTAATTTCCTCCTTCAAAAAATCTAAAAAAATCTGCATCTACAATTCCAGTTTTACTTATTCCTGTTCCAAATCCAGTAGCTAATTGATAATATGGTTTACCAATAACTTCTTTTCCAGCTAATGATCCAGTATGAAGACCAGTAAATAGTTTATTTGAATATTGACCAGTTGTTAAATATACTCCAGTTATTATTCCAGTATAAAAAGCTGTAACAAAATTAGTTACATTACTAGAAAATCCAGTAATTTCTATAGGATTATTATTTATATCAACACTAGATCCAGTTGAAATAAATCCACCAGTTTTATAAAATAAAGGTCCTCCACCGATATATGGAACCGCGCCAGAAACTGTTACAGTTATTTCTCCGCTAGATGGTATTGTTAAATAAACGTATCCAGTTCCTAAGCCAGTACCAGAAATAGAATAATTTAAATTTACATCTCCAGTAGCATATATAAATTTATTTATTTTTAAACCAGTAACATAACCAGAGTCATTAATTTCTTTGTAAGGGCTATATCCAGTTAAAAGAACTTGAGCATTTAATATTTTTTCTAGATAGCCAGAGCCAGTTATAATACCAGAAATTGTATCTGTAACATATCCTGTGGAAGGTATATTTCCACTAAAAAATCCAGTAGAACCACTTATATAATTTAATTCTATATCTAAATATGAACCACTATTAGTTCCATATTGGACACTGAATGCTAAAACTTGATTGTCAAAAATATTTACACTCCCGCTTGGAGTTACTATAAGGCTAGAAAATTGCAATGGTATATATTGATTTATAAGATTAAAATCAAAAGATATTTGTCCATAATTTGTATTAAATGTAATTGGTAATGTAAAATTTCTATTATTAAATTGTGTTGTTCCAGAATCTGTTATTATATAAAAATATCCAGTATCATAAAATGATAATGGTAATCCAGATAATGTAAACTGTGGATTACTACTTATAAATCCATCAAAAATTTTAACATTTAATTCTGGTTTATTATTGACAATTCTTCCAGTTACATAATTTATTATTTCATTTGTATTATCATTTTTAGATCTTATATTTAATCCAGATATTTGTAAGGTTGTGGCTTCCCCTTTGATAATAAAATCAAAATCTAAATTTAATCCAGTAGGATCAACGAAGAAGTAATTATAATTATGTCCATTAAAAAAATTTCCAGTTTTAAAAAAATATTTTGGGTTATTATTATAGTATAATGTATCTTTAGAATTTATTATATCATTTTTTAATGAAAAAGATTTATTTGATGTATATGACCCTAGTAAATTATTATATGGATCATATATTTCTCCGCTTTTAATTGTATAACCATAAATATTTCCTGTTCCACTTATACCAAATTTTCCAGATCCAGTTGTATTATCAATAGAAATTAACCAACTAGTATTAAAATCTCCAGTTTGATTTAGAAAATTTCTATATAAAAAATTATTTGTTATCATTTTTATACGCCTTTAGCTTGTCTGTCAAATCTTCTAGAGTTTTGAAATTTTAATAAATCAGGAGAAATTCCTTTTACTAATTTAGTTCCATACTGTAAATTTGTATTAACACCTTGGTCAGTAATTTGAATACTTATATTTTCAAGTCCATTTAAAATTTCACTTTGATAATCTGATATTCTAGGTAATCCTTTAATTTCTAAACTTAGACTATCATCTGGATCAATATTAGAAAATACATTTCCTGTATAAGCAACATGTAAATCATTAAGATATTTCATATTTGGTATACAACCATATCCATTAGAACCAGTAAATGATTTAAAATCATCATTTGTAAATTTTGTATAAACTACATCTAGACTTCTTACGCCTTGCGCGCAAGACATATCTGTATAAACGCCAGTTTGAATTTTGGGTAATGTAACACTTTGATTAAATGATTGAGATACATAAACCCTATAAGCTGGGACTCTGAATTTTTCTGATTTTAGTGCAGTATCACATGAAGTAGCTTTATCACCTCTACTTTCAGTTTGTTTTAGTACATCTTTTTCTATTAAATTTTTTGTTGCTTTTGGCACAAGTGTATGTGGCGGAGTATATATTATTGGCAGTTCTTTTCCATCTTCTATTGTAATTTTATGACATTTATTATTTAATAAACCTATGGCTGTTTCTGAAGAATATTTACCGCCAACTCTTCTTAGCATTTTCTTTGTTTGGTTTGCAGTTTTATCTGTTGGATGTTCTACAGTTGATTCAAATTGTTGTGGCGAACTAGGTGTTACTTTGAAACCTCCAGTTTGTACAATAAATACTTTAATTTTTCCAGCAGTTCCATCTTTAATAAATCCAGTATTACCACCATAAGCAGATGTCATCCAAGTTGAATTTGGAGGAATGCCATTTGATCCAAATAATTTCCATTCTAATTCTCCATATTTATCAGAGATTTTTTGATTAAAGTTTTCTTGAAAAGTTTGTGGTTCTGGTACCCATTTTGGTTCACGATCTAAAATGATGGCTGTTTGTTCAAATCTTGGTATAGTTTCATTTGATTTTTTATTAGAAAATAATGATCCCGCACCACCCGCAGCATTTACATAATCTTGAGGAGTATCTGACGAGCTAACAACATCTTGATTATTTATTCTACTTAATGTTAATCCAAATCCTTGAGTACTTGATGGAAGTTTTTTACCTGGTGTTGCAGGATTAATCTTTGAAACATTTCCATCATTTACTATACAACCAAGATATCCACTTTTATAAAATTTATACTTACTTAATGGATGACTTCCTATTCCATCTCTTTTGGAATAAATTTGAGCACTTCCATCTGCAGATTCTATATTTGTATTATTTTTAACAAACTCTTCATTACCAGTTAAACCACATAATCTGAATAAATTTTCTCTAGCATAAAATTTTCCTAAAAAGTCAAAAAGCTCGTCTTCCATTTCATATCTTTTTTCAAGAGCAATTTCATCAATATATGCTACAACAAAAAATCCACTATTATTTACTAATTTAATTGCATCTAATTCATTCATTTGAAGAATAAGATCTGAATAATTAAGATTTGCTATCTTTTGAAATATTGTTTTTTCTTTTTCTGATTTTGATAAGTTACAATCTATAACTGCTAATATTTGCATATCACCATATTCAGGTATTACTTTATTATTTGCAAGAACATATTCTTCTTCATCACCACTAGAAGAACTTGAACTAGAGTTTGCTGTAACACTAAAATCTGAAATATATTGAATCATATCTTTTGATGATCTCATACCATACATCGTTCTAAGCCAAAATAAATCTCTAAGTAATGGATTATAACCTCTTAAAATAGACCCAACAACGTCACAATTTGAATTTACTTCTTTACCATTTAAAAGAGTTCTTCCTCTATTTCCTAAATAATCTGCTCCATATAAAGCTGAAAGAATTGTAGTAGTGGCTTTTGAACAATCAAAACTTTTTCTTTCACCACCTCTTTCATACCAAGAAATTGCTCCTCTTTGAACAGTTTTTTCTGAAGAGACTTCGTGTTCATAAGAAATTAATTTATCATTTTTATAGTAACTTAGAATAGTATTAACTGGAACTTGAATCTCTTTTGTTGAAATATCAATAAATCTAACTGTTTTATTTTTTATATCATAAAACCAATTTAATCCAAATTCATTAGCCCAAGATGTTAAAACTTCTCTTAAAGGTCCAAAAAAATCTCTATAAAATTTTTCATATTTATCTTTATTTCCAGATATTCCAGCTGGTATTTCTATATTTATTTCTGTACTGCCTTGCCTTGGCTTAAAAGCTTGAAATGCAGAAGCAAGATCTTTAAATGAATATCCAATTTCAAATATTGTAGTATAAGCAAGTTCTTGACAACGATTTTCATATTTATCCTCTGGACAAGATGGGCATGGATCACATGGGTCTACATTAAAAGCTTCATCAAAATCTATAATATTGTCTTTGTTTTCATCACATGGATGAAATTGTCTACCTATAAGCCAAAAATTATCTGTTAATTTTTCAAATACATCTGACCCTTTATCGTTTGAAGATGAAGAAGCCGAAGAAGAAGAAGAAGAAGAATTGATAGAATCTAAATATTCACTAAATGTTTTTTTAGACATATCTTGCATACTTTTAGCAAATTTATTTATCCATCCATGTTTTCCATTTAGCCCAATAAAAATTTTATCTAGCACAAAACTTGGATCAATTAATGATATTTCTAATATATTTCCTTGAGAAGAATATCTATTTTTATATTTATAAGGATACATATCTCCAAGATCAAGTGAACCTATTTTAACCTTAACTGGAGAATTATAATTTATCGTAGGAGTTTGATAATTACCATTTTCATTAATTACATTAATTTGTAATTCCGTTGGTTTTTCACTAAAATTAGGAGAAAAATTACAATAATAAATTTTTCCTCCCATATATTCATTAGAGCCGTTTAATGTTATAGCTTCTACTTTAATTTTACTCATTGAAATAATTATCCGTATTATTATATATAATTACATCTGTTTTGTCATAGAAAGTTGGATTATAAAATTGATCATTTTCAGATACTTCATAATAACTATCAGATTTTAATTTAACTCCATTAAGCCATATTAATTCACTATTTTTACTAAATCTAGGTAAATCAAAAGTATACATTGAACCTGTATATCTATCATACTCTATTAATACATTGAAAGCATGAATTATACCTGTGACAGGTATATTTCCAGTATTATAGTTAATATTCGATGAATTAAAGTTATAATGATAACCACTTATTAGTTTTTGGCCATTCAAATATAAGAAATCTTTATTATTTAAACTTCTTCCTGTTTCACCAGTATAAGTGAATATTGCTTCGCCAGTTTTTATGAAATCTCCTTCTACATTATCAAAAATATCATATAAAGCTATTGGCGACCCTAATGTACCAGTAAGTAAATAATCTAAACCACTAATTTGTGCAATGCCATTAAGATTTACAGAGTAATTTGCTCCAGTATTTGCAAATCTAAAATTTTTAGAAGCTTTACTTAATAATAATGAATTATTTAAATTAATATCTAAACCACTATTAATTTTAAATAAATATATTTCTAAAATATCATTATTATCTATTAATTGATTAAGTAAAAGCAAATCAACTCCTAAAGAATTCAAATAATCTAGATTTTTTTGCAAAGTATAATTTTTTGTATAATTTAAATTGGTAGTTTTATTTGCAATATATCCATTGGCTCGATTAAAAATATTTTTTGATTGAGAACTATAAAATCCAGAATCAAGATAAATGATATCAAAAAGATTAACTTGAGATCCGTTGTTTATATAAGAAAATTCATAAATATAATTTCCAGTCTTTGATGCATCATAAATTCCAGAAGAAAATCCAGTTTGATAAGTTTCATTATTTAAAACTATTTTTTGAGAACTAGATGATGAAGTAGTTATATCTATTCCAGTTAATACATTTCCAGTTATAACTCCTATAATTCCAGATACAAGATGCATTGGAAATCCTGTCCCGCAAAATTGAGGAATATTTTTATACCATCCAGTATTATATCCAGTTACTCCAGAAAATAGCACTTGATTCTCAAAGCCAGAGATTTGGCTTACGATAACAGTAGTTATTTCTGTTATTATAGTTGGTCTTTCTACTTCTATGTTGTATATAAAATGCGCGTTACCAGAGACTAGATTTTTGATTTCTTGACCAGTTATATATTCATAATATGTTCCAAATTGAGAACTATTATATTGCTTGACTCCACTAGCAATTTTTGGATAAAATCCTGTAGTTATCCCCCAGCCTGTTAATACTTCATTTTGCAATAAAGCATTTAAAAAGTTTCCACCTGCTCCTATTTGTTTTACTCCAGTTAAATAATTTCCACTATTTGAATAAGCTCCAGTATTTCCCCAACCACTTATTGTACTATCATTAAATAATACTAGTCCAGCAGTCAAACCAGCTTCTATATCAGATACTCCAGTTAGTAAATTTAATTTATTATTATTCCAATTTCCGCTCCATATTGTAGATATATTATAAGGATCAATTTGATAAAATTGATTATTTCCCCAACCAGTAATAGTTCCGTCATTTTTTAGTGCATAAACATGAGTATTTCCTACTGATATTTTTTTGATTCCCGTTAATTGCGCGACTATAGTTTCTTCAAAAATACCAGTATATTTATTATTAAGATCACTATTATATACATAATCTAATTGAACATATTTAGGTTTTATTGTAATATCGCCATAAAATTCATTTTCTTCAACACCAGACCAATTAGTTAATGGTAATACCGAAGCGTTTCCTCCAGTATTTTGATATCCAGTAATTCCAGAATAAGCAATCCAATTAGTTCCACTTCTAAATATTCTCCAATTATTTGTATTATTAATATATCCAGAAGTAGAATTATAAGTATATAAAACATTAATTCCTGTATCTATACTATTCTCAACGACTATTTGATATGGAATATTTAAATTATCAATTATTGGTGGTGCATATGTATTTCCAGTTAGATTAATAATATCAGATAAACCACTATAGTCTAATATCCAGCCAGTTGTATTGTTATAAAGGGAAAGACCAAAATTTTCAAAATCATTGATATATTTATAAGCAGGTTTCGAATTAAATTGTCCTGTATAGTCTAAAGTTAAACCAGATAAATATATATAATCTTGATATATGCCAGTTATATTTATTTTAAGAGGATACCCTAAAAATCTATCATTAATTCCTGCTACTTGTCCATAAGTATTATCTCCCCAACTAATAATTGTTCCATCATTTTTAAGAAAAACAGAAAAATATAAACCTAAATCAATTTGATTAATATCTGTTAATTGACCAAGTGGAGTATCATTATAATTTCCAGTAAAAATATCAGAAAATGGATAATTATATTCGGTTGTTCCATAAATTGCACCCTGATAATTCAAACCCCAACCAGTAACAGTTCCATCATTTTTTAAAGCTAAACAACTATAATTTTTACATGCAATATCTTCAATGTCAGTTAATTGTCCAACTGGTGAACCTGTCCAATCTCCAACATAAGACTGAGCTCCATATAATTGACCAAAATTATTATATCCCCAACCAGTTATTGTACCATCATTTAATAAAACTATTGATGTTTTAGAAAAAATTTGACCAACGTGAAATATTTGTGTTTTTTTAATTTTATTTTTTAATGATAAAAATTTAGAAGTATCTAATTGAGTAGAAACTCCACTATTTCCAGTAAGATCTAAACTATAATTACTTCCAGTTATGCTTCCAGAAATAACTCCAGTTTGATCTAAGAATTGGTTACTGAAACATCCTGTTATACCAGAATAACTATTAAAAATATGAGTTATATTATCTGGATAATTTGTATATTCATAAGCTTGATTAGCAAAAGAAAATGTATAATAATGATCTAAATTATAAACAAACTGATTAATAACATTATTTAATTGGAAATCTGTTATATTTTGATCTATTAATATAAAGTCTTTTAAATATCCACTATAGTTTGGAAAATTAGAAAATTTACCACTACCCAAAACTATAGATCCAGTTACATTTGGTATTGAATTATTATCAATTTGGAATGTTTCTGTATAAAAATCATCATATGCTGCATTGTAATAACTAATAAATATATTATTTGCATATCCTCTAATAGAAAATATTCCTTTAGTATCTAAATTATAATTTGTAGTTAAATACTTTAATTCATTGTTAGGATCATAATATTCTATTAAAATATTATTATAATTACTTACGCAAACATTAAAACCATAGTATTTGCCATTAGAACCAGTATTTAAATTAGAAAATAAAACGCAAGGACTATTATTAGTTTTTTCATAAGAATAAATAAAAGTAAATTGTTCTGTATTAAAATCTTTTAAAGATATATCTATTCTACTATTTCCACTAAAATAAAGATAACCAGTTTTAGAATTTAAATTATTTATTAAATTTTGCCCACTATAAAATCCAGTATAATTTACATATGGACTATTATTATAAATATAATTATTACCACTAAAATTAAGTGGATCAAAGAAATAATGTAGAATATAATTTCCAGTTCTTACACTTAATTCATTTAAAAAATATTTTGTATCGTTCTTCATGTTAAATTACCAAATGCTAAATCATTTCCTACTTTTTCTTGAGTATATGTAAATGAACGGCCATTCTTATCAATACCTAACTCATCTTTTAATATTAAAGTTTTTCCTAAATTTACTAAATTACCACTTCCAATCATATTTTCAAAAAATGCTTTTTGTGGTGGATTAAAATTGTATTTTCCATTTACTGAAATATTCAAAGTTCCATTATTTACAAGATCTAAATTCTCTAGGTAATATTTACCTCTTCCACTTAATATTGGAGCAAATGTATTTTGTGGATATCCTGGTTGATAATCAACATTTAATGAAATATCATAGAATTCTATACCATTTTGTCCACCAATTATGCTTGGAGATGATATATAAGATTCTGTATAATTTGCTAATTGAGTTACAATTCCTGTCCCCTCTGAAGATGATTCTAATATAAAAGAACTAATAGTTGGATCATAACTTTTAAGAATAGAAGATATATTTTTAGAAAGATCACCTTTTACATTTGGTGCATTTTTGACTATAACTGCTGGTTTTACTTCAGAATTAAAATTTGCAGTAAAATTTTGATTTAAAAAATCATAATTTAAACTTAAACTATTCGATACTTTATTACCATTAGATGTAATTGTTTTATCGTTGGAATAAGTTGTATTTATTTCCAAGGTTTTATTGATATCATCATAACTACTCGTATTAGACAATACTGAAAAATTACTTGGAACAGAAAAGTTAGTATTTGTTTTCCCAATATTTTTTAAATCATTTTCTGTAGTATTTATTCCACCTATTACAGTAGATTTTATATTTATTGTAGCAATCCCATCTATACCAGATTGAATTTCTGCTGAATTTTTTATTATACCTTTTTTTGATAAATCTTTAGTTAATAGATTAGCTGTAAAATTTTGTTGTATAGAATATGTTCCATTAAAAATATCAGCAGTTTCTGAAGAGTTATTTAATATTATATTTGAAAAAGTTTGAGATTTATTACTTGAAGAAAAATTTAATTGCCAATTAGTTGTTTGGCCACTTAATAATTGAGCAAATATTTTCGCACTTTGAACTGCATCAGAATTATTTACAGATACCGCACTAACATTTATATTTCTACCAATTGATATTGTCCCATCAATATTTTCATTTACATTTATTTCATTTTTAGCGCTAATTGTTTTATTTAAATTATCATCTACAAAAGCATAACATTCGCAATCAACTGTATATGGTACATGTCCAACCCAATTTGATTCTTGTAAATTAATATTTGTTAATGTACAATTTGTATTTGTTAAACTTGTAAAACTATCTAAAAATGTTTTAATGTCAATTGGGGATAATTTATCTGGTATAGATCCTCCTATACCCTGTGGTAAATATTCTCCTTCTATTGAAAATATAACTTTATTTGCATAATGTTTTACTCCATCAAAAATAGGTTCTATTCTTTTTGTAGCAAAAGCTGTAATTTTTTTATTATTTAAAGATGATCCCTCTAATAGTGATGGACTTAAAGCGGAATAAGGTAAGGATATATTACTCATAAACTTATTGATTTTGGCGTTACACTTAAACTAGTATCAAATCTATCTCTATAACCTCCAAAATTTAACCATGAAGCACTACCCTGAAAAGTTCGTGCAATTAAATTTGCTGATATACTTATAGATTTTATTATTCCATCACTATAGTTATTTTTTATTAAAGTATTAAATGAATTAATATATGATTTTATATCTGAAGATCTTTTAAATAAAGCTTCTACCCTTAAGTCCATTTCAACAGGTCTAGATTGAGTGCTTGATTGAATGAGTTCTTCTCCTTTTGAAATTCCACCTATAACTATAAATTGATTGGCTAAATGAACTGGAGATTGATTTGTTAATTGCGCTTTACCTAAAATTATACTAGAATCACTTACGTTATATTCTGGGCGATCTTCATATGTTATACTAAAATTTATACTACCTTCACTTATATTATAAGTTATATCTCCATTAGTTATATATGTTTTATAATTTCCTATCTTAGGAGACATTACAGCAAAGTTTTTAGCTTGAGCAAATAATTCTTTATAATTGCTATCAAAATAACTTTTTGCTGCTGCTAGTTTTTTATTTATACTAGGATTAATATCCTTATCTGGTGGAAGTTTTATGCCAGTTATTGTTCCTCTAATAATTTTTCTTTTTGAAGATTCTTTTTTTAAGTCTTCAATTGTATCTATTATCTCTACTCTTACATTCCCTAAATATTCTGGTTCATTAGTTATAGAAACATTGTATTGCGCTGTTCCAGAAGCTTCATCAACTGTAATTTGCTTTGATGATTCTTCAAAAGAATTTTTATATCCTGCTGGTAAAGATCCATAACTTAATGTGTAATATGTTCCAATAAATTGCTGACATCTAATTTTAGCTCCTCCAGCTTCAGATATTGCTTTATTATATAATTCTGTAATTGAAAAATCATTATTTTTATTGATTTTTATTTGTCCATTTTCAGAAACAACTATCGAACCATTATTTTGTATATTATAATTATTTGATCTTAAAACTGAAAATCCAGCGCTTGATCCTCTAAATTCATTTTTTATTTCAATAAAATTATATGTTCCACTAGCTTCATCATATACGTTAGAAACTGTAGTCCTTGAAGCTGTTACTGATAAAAGATTTGTAGAACTTAATATAACTTTTGCAATTGATTGCGCGCGAACTAAATTGTAAGTATTAGCATTTTCTCCAAAAGTTATACCAATAGAAGTCGTTAAAGTTTTTCCTTCTAAATTTTCTTCTTTAACTTGAGATATTTTAATATCAGAAATATCTTTTAAATCTGATAAACTAACTCCATATGAAGTTAATAATGAAGAACTTACTGCTTCATATATTTCAAAGCTAATTGAGAAATCTTTAGTTTGAACATCTTGATTTCCACTATTTTCAAAACTAATATCTGTTATCTTTGCTCCAGAATAAGATATTAATCCAGCAAAATTAAGAGTACAATTTTTTGCTTCTTTATTATCTTGTATAGCGTCAATTTGTGCCCAAATTTGGGAATATCCACTTTGGTTGTTTAATTCTAATAGTTTTCCTTTTACAGTTATTTCTTGAACTATTTTTAAAAGAATATTAGATTGACTTTTTTCTATTCTTTTTGTGGCGCTAGTAACTTCTGGATAATTTAAAGATATGTTAAATGTTGGATTTGCCATATTTTATTACGCTGTTATATTCAAGTTTTGAGGTGGATTAACAACGCCCTTTTCCCTTGCTTTCGCCTTATTCTCTGCAATCTTAACTATTGCTTCGCCAAATTTCTTTACTTCTGCTTCAATCATCTTTTGTAATTCTGCTTTATCTGTAGCTGCTTGTTGAGCTATATTAATACTTGGAGCAACAGAAATATTATTATTTACTTGCGATGGTTGTTCTTGTTTTTTTGTTTCAGCTGTTTTTGATGCTTCTTCAATTTGTCCAGCTGGCGCTTCTACTTTTGGAGCATTTTGAACTTGTTGTTGTGTTAATTTTTTGTTTTTTAGTTTATTAAGAGCTTCATCTTGCGCTTTTTGTTCTTCTTCAGTAAGAGCACTAGCTCCACCTCCGCCTAAAAATTCGGGTGCATTTTGAGACCACCAACTAAGACCTTTTTTAGCTCCAGGAATTGATTCTAGCATAGAAGTACGTTTTTCTGCTCCAGGATCAAAATATTCTCCAAGCTTTTCACTGCCTTTATAAGTTCCATAACCTACTCCTGCGGCAAGTGCAGTTGAGCCAGCTAATCCAGCAACTCCCATTGAACCCAATGATGTTGTTAATGCTCCCCCAATTAATGGAGTTGCTCTAGCGACTGTATTAATTGCTGTTCCAGCGCCTCTTCCAACTGCAGATGTTCCTTTTCCAAATAAATTTCCACCAAGAGTTCCTAAAAATGGACCAGCTAATCCTCCTGCGGCAGTAAGTGCTGTATTAAACATATCTAATTCTGGTGTTTGAGGTGGTATATTTGGAACAGATAAGTTTGTATTTTGTATAGCTGAAGCATTTTCTAAATTTTTAGCAGCCTCTGCCGATGCAGCAGCTGCTTCTTGAGTTTTTTTCTGTTCTGCAGTTAATTCTGGAACATTCTCTCCCATTTTTTCTCTTTGAGGTTTATCTTTTCCAGCTTCAGCAATATTTTCACTAATTACTTGTGTGCCCATTTTATCATAATTTGTTTTATCTATAATTGCTTGCGTTTTTTTCTGTCCTTCAACATCTCCTGTCATACCTTGAAGTTCTGCTAATCTTGCTTCTTGTTCTTTTATTCTTCCAGCATAGAATTTTGCTCCCATTTCTTTATATTGTTCGCTAACTGGCATACCAGCTTCTGCTTGTTGTATAGCTGCTCTTCCACCAATTTTATTTCTTAACATATCTGCGGCTGGACCTTTTCCACTAATCATCGCAAGTCTACTTAGAGTTGAATTTAAATCATCAATTGGCTGTGCTTGGTATTGTTCTGCTACCATTCCTGGTCCATATAATTTTCCAGCGCCTCTATATCCTGGGGCTACAGGTACAGCGGCTTTACCAGCTGCGGCAGCATTTTGAAGTTGGGTTTGAGTCAACTTTTTCATTTCTTCAATAACTTTTTTAGTAGCTTCTGGATTTTTAGATAATTCAGCCTTCAATGCGAGTAAACCTTCTGTGCTTTGTCCTGATGCTTTGTATAATTCTTCTAATGCTTGAAATGTACCTTCCGCAGACGTTGAATTTGCTGCAAGCGCATCTGCAACTTTAAGTAAATCTTCAGAACTTTGAGATACTGGTAAAAGAGCAGCTCCTGCGGCCGCTGAAATAGATTCTTTATTTTGAAATGTTGGTTTCATTTCTTTATTCATTAATCCTTGACCAAAGTTAGCTAATCCTGGTATTCCTGTTCCAGCTAATATTTTACCAAATTGACCTTTTATACCCATATTTGCTCTAGCTTGTCCTTGTTCTGATCCCACTAATTGTTGTAATCCAATTTGTGATTGAGTTAATGCTCCTTTGCGTTGTTCTGTAGATAAAGTACCCATAATATCTTTCGCAGATCCTAATTTTTCTCTAATTTGATCTTGTAATTCTGGTGCTAAATCAGATATTCCTGTTAAAATAGATTTTTTAAATTTAGCAATTGCTTCTGGATCTGGATCTGTTTTTTCTAATTCATTTGCATAATCATTTAAAGTTGGAGTTAATCCGCTGATTACTGCTTCAAGTTTTGAAGAACTTTCTTTTGAAGTTTCCATAGCTTTACTTAAATTTTGCATTTGAGTATTAAATGTTTTATCTGCATTTCCAGACAATCCAGCTACTCCTTGTATTGCTAACATACCTCCAGCCGCTGCTAATCCTTTTTTTCCACCACCGAAAGTTCCAAATGCTGTTGAAACCGTTGCAGCCGCTGAAGTCATTTGATTTAAACCTTGAATAAATTTATTATTAGCATCACCAAATTGACTTAATTGGCCTTGCAAAAGAGATAAACCAACTCCAAGTGCGACAAGTTTACCTTGATTATCGTTTACTTTATCGGATAAATTTTTGCTAGAATTTGCTGTTTTATTTAATGCTTCTGATGCTTTTTTTGCAGACTCAACCATAGATGTTACATCTGTAATTTTATTTCCACCAGCAAAATTTGGTATTACTCCACTATAACGATTTATTCCTTGCTGTAATCCACCTGGTTCATCTTTTGTATTATATACTCCAAGTCCAAATGGATTATCTCTTGAAACTAAACTAGAGCTTGTTCCAACTCGAATTAAATTAGGATTAACTCCAGCAGCTTGTTCGCGGATGATGGCGTCTTGTAATGCAGCAAAATTTGGTATATAACCAAAAGATTTAGTTCTTTTTGCTGAACTTATTTTTTGTCCTCTTCCTAGTTGTATTCCTTGTTCTGCAGCTTTTCTTGCAGCAAGTTCTTTTTCTTTTAATTGTCTATCTTTTAAATCTTTAGCATAACTTTCTCCTAGGATTTCTTTTGTTTTTCCTCCTACATATCCTAAATTTAATATTTTTTGGGCTACACTATCTCTTTGATCTGGTCTTGGATTTACTTTTGCTTCAAATGCGCTAGCTGATAAATTATTAAATAATGCTCTTAACTTATCATTTGGTGCAGCAAAATCTATTGGAGCATTTTGATCTCTACCTTCATTAAGGTTACTTGTGGCAAGACCTACAGCAGATTCAAATATTGCCCCAGCAATACTACCAAATGATCCAGCATTCGATAATTGACTAATATTTGTAATTTGTGGCATTTGTCCACCGCCCTGAAATAATTTTTTAGCAAAATCATTTGTAAATGTTACGATTTTATCTCCAAGTTGTTTTATCAAATCTACGTCTGCTGGTTTTTTAATATTTGCTGGATTATATCCAGACATTGGAAATCCTATTTTAATTTTATAATCTCCATATTTAGCATAACCAAAAGCGTCTACAGCTTTATTAGTTTTATATGGAAAAATCATTCCAACTTTATTTTGTCTTCCTGTATCAACAATTTTTGTATATTTTTTTCTTTCTTTATCTGCAAAATTAGGAACATATCCGCGATAAGCATATGGATCAAAACCTACTTGTTTTTTAAATGCATTTCTATAGTTTTCTCCAGCGAGACTATTTTGTGGTGGCATAATAGCTGGACCATCTGCTCCTGGAAATTGTGCGATACTTTCTGCTGTATTATAATACATATCTCCCATTTTTTTAACTGAACCAGGAGTATAACCACCAGCATATGCTCCCATTTTTTCTTGCATTGTTGGAGATACAAAATTTGGTATGTAACCACCAAACTTTGTTTTAATTTTTGGTGTTGGAACATTAGCTGCTAAAGGCGCAACTCTAGCAGATATAGTTGCTCCAACTGCTCTTGCGGCATTTTGTTGTTCTATAATTTTTAAAATTTGATTTTCAACTTGAAGTAATGATGTCTCTTTAGAAATTACAGCTTGTATAAGTGCTGGATTTTGAGCAATAATTGCATTGACTCTTTCTTGTGCAGCTGCAATTTTATCAGCTTGAGTTCCAATTCCAATTAAACTCTTTAAAGCTTCTGCGCTAAATTTTGTTAATCCACCAAAAATTTTAATAAATGCTGCGCCAATAATAGCAAGACCTGGTCCACTAATATAACTTCCTATTCCTTTAAGAAGCCCAGTAGCGATTTTAGTTCCAATTCCCTGAGCTTCTTCTGGTTTATTAAATTCTCCTAATATTGCATTTATTCCACCTAAACCAGTTTTAATAGTTGGAGCGAGTGTTATTTCTCCAATTTTTGCTGCGGCTTCTTTCAAATTTACAAAAGTTTTATTTGTTAAAGCTGATAATGTTTGATTTAGAGCTTGATTTCTTTGGATTGCTTGATCTGTAGAACTTCTAGCCGTACTTAAAGCTGAATCATATACACTATATTGTTTAGTTAAATCAGATAGAGCTGCTCTTAAAATATTAATTTGAAATACGCCACCAACTGTTTCTGCTACAGAAGCTCTTTGAGCATCATTTAATTGATAAAATACATCTGAAAGATTTTTTAAAATTTGTATTGCAGGTAAAGTATTACCTTGTAAATCTCTAACAGCAATTCCTACAGCTTCTAATTCATCTAAAGTATCTGTTCTTTGTAAACGTGTAAAAATTGTTTTAAATGAGTTACCAATTACAGCACCACCTCTCGCTGTAGTTTGTTGAGCTGCTGTAACGATTGCTATTAATTGATCAAAATCAACTCCAACATCTTGAGCTGTACTGCCAACTCGACTAATGGCTTCTGCAAGATCTCCAGTACTAACTGCAAAAGCTGCATCAACATTTGCTAATTTATTAATAATTTGGCTAGAAGTTAATCCAGCTCTAGCAAATGAATTTACTGCTGCAGTTAATGTTTCTACACTTCTTGCCGCATCTAAACCAGAAAGACGACTTAATATTAAAGCGTCATTTGTTCTTTTTAAGGTTTCTTCAATACCAAGACCTTGACGAGCAAATTCTGTTGCTGCTTTAGCTACTTCATCAAATCCTTGGCCTGTATTTTTAGCAATGCTAAATAATTCTTTTCCGAATTTTCCAAGATCTTTTGTCGAGGCATTTAAAACTACATTAATATCTGTAAGACTTTTTTCTACTTCAATTGTTGATTTTACTATTTCAGAAAAAGCTCTTTGAACTGCATATACGCTTCCAGCTGATGCTCCGAATGCTAAAACTCGCGCATTAGATGCTTCTAATGATTTTTCAAATTCAGATACTTTACCAGTAATTCTGCCTAATGGTTGAGATAAACTATCTTTTAGATTTAAACTTATATTTCTAGAAGAAATTTTATTAAGTTTAGACTCTAATGGTTTTAAATCTCCATCTACTGATAAAATAATATCACTCATTCCTTTAACCTTTTCCTATGATATTATTACACTTATATTTTTGATAATTTTGCTAAATCTGCTATACCCAAAGCTCCTCCTTTTGCTTTAGCCATTTCATTAACATCACTTTTTGTTTCTTGTTTTAAATATTCCATATCTTCTTTATTTGCGCCCATAACAAAATTCATACCTTTTCCACTAGAATTTGGATTTTTATTTTTAAAGTTAATAAAAGCATTATACCATTCTATTAATTTATCTGGATTCTTCTTTGTTTCAGAATCTAATTTTTTAGCTTCTGGTAATCCTAAAACAGTATGAAAAAACTTACCATAGCTAAATATACTCATTTGATAATAACTTAAATTACAAATTGGTTTATTAAATAAATAATAGCAATTTGCATCAGATCCATTAATCATATTTTGAAAAGGTTCAGATAAAGATAAATGTTTAATATTATCTATATTAAACTTTTCTAAAGCTTTGTTATGTAATAATATATATTTATAATATATATTTTCATCAATATCATAATTTTCTATATCTAATAATTTAACTTTAAGATTTTTATCTTTATAAAATGAATTTAAAATATAAATAAAATCAACTTTATTTTGTGCATAAGATTCGGCATATATTCCAATTAGTTCTTTTTTATCATTAGAAAGATTTAAGACTTCCTTTTTAAGGTCTTTAATTTCTTTTTTTGATTTATCAATATGAGATTTTAAAAATAAACCACTATGAATTTTCTCTAATTTTTCTAGTTTTTCTGTTTTATATTTTAATTCTTTTTCCTGCTCCTCTGTCCAATAATTTTCTGATATTAATAATTTTTCTTTTTCAGCATATGTTGGCAAACCATTTTTTCTTGCTTTATCATAATATTCGAAAAAATATTCTTCAAATTCACCAGAGTCAAATTCCCCATAATGTTTTACATAAATAGGGCCATCTTTATCTAATATTTTCGAATAACGATTACAAATTTCAAAAAATATGAGTTTTAATTTTCTATCTGCAATATTAATCAATCTTGATTACCTTGTTCCTTTAAGTAATCTTCAATAACTTTAAAATCTTCAGATTTTACAGCTTTACCAGAATACCAGAAACTGATAAAATAAGCAAATTTAACTAATACTTTCTTTAAAAACTCATCATCGCTTTCTTCAATTTCGTCATACTTCTTAAGTCTTTGCTCGTAAGTGCCTTCTCCAAATAATGGGATAAAATTTTCTCCATCTTTCTTATATGATAGAAAAAGAACCCACCACATCATAACTTTATTTTTAGCTCTGTTTTCCGCAGTTTGTTCGAAAATATTATTTTTAGTATTCTCTAGTTCAATTAACTCTAATCTAAGAGTATTTACTTGATTTTCTAAATTTAATTTTTCTTTCTTTTCTTCTTCTGTTAAATCTTCTTTTTTTTCTTCTTTATCTAGATAAAGCTGATATTTTAATTGAACATTAGCAAGTTCTTCTAAAAGGAGTTTGATCTTCTCTACTTCTCCTTCTGTAAATATTCCACCGTCTTTATCATATTTTTTTACCATAAGAGTTCTAGTTAACATTCCAGCTTTAATTCCTTCTGCTAATTTAACTCCATAAAAAAGTTCAGCATCATCTAACATAGCTCTTGTTGGTTTTTTAATTGCAAATTCTAAAGGTTTTTCTTCTTTTATTTTTTTAATTGTTTTAACTAATTCATTATTTTCATTAGTTGATTCTTCAACTTTTTCAATTTCAACAGTTTGATTTTCTGTAAAATTATATATATATTTACTCATTTATTTCTCCTATTTTTTCATCAAAAAAATATTTAACTTTTTTAAAATTAAGTTTGCCAGCTATAGTTTTAACAAAATTTTCTTTTGTTTTTTCATCCCAAGTTTTATACATAGATATAAATTTATTACTAGTTAAAGTTTCTAATTTTGGAGTATATATTTTATATTCTTGAGAAAGACTTCTTTGAACTGTTTGTAAATTCAAATTTGCCTCAATTATAGATTGAGCTGGAAAATTAAAAATTCTTTTTCTCATAAATTAATTTTAAATTGTTTTAAATCTTCTTCTAATTCTCTTATGGTATCATTTCCATAATCTAAAACCCTTTTTCTGAGTTGATTATATTTCTCTTGTGAAATAGATGGGTTATCTTTAGATATATCTTCTAAAATAATAAAAAAATTTTTAAATAAATTAGTTATTTTTCTGCGTATTTGAAACGATAAATAATCTCTTTCCTTTGACATACACCTTTAACCTTTATAAAATATTATATAATAAACTAAACGGAAAGTCTAGTTTATTATAATAATATTAAAACCTTAAGCAGAGATTGTAATTTGAGAAGCTGATTTAACTGGTGCTTCTAATGTAATAGATGCAATTTGAATCTCATCTAATGACGTATTAGAAGTAAAGTTAGATATCTTAGCTCCAGAAACTGCAAAGTTTAATGAACCGCAAGCAATATTTACATTGTTTGAAGAATCATTTGCGAATTTTGGATTTGCGTTATCTCTTAAAATGATTTCGGCTTCTACTGTTACCTTGGGAGGACCAGTAAGCCTATTAGCGATAGGAGTTAATTGTCCTAGTTTATTAACATATTCACGAGGAATATCTAGTGTATATGAGAAAGATCTACATTCATAGTTTGTCCCAGCGAGGGTAACTGTAATTTGATCTGGACGAATAACATTAACTTCATTAAGTGAACCAGCTGGATAAGTTGGATTACCAGCGCTATATGTTGCGTCAAGAGCTTGTACACTTACTGTAACTGTTGGAACATTACCAAGAGAACCTTCAACAGCATATGAACTAATAACACCACTTGGAATAGTTAGAAGGCCTGCGCCTGTTAATGTATATTGTTTACCTGCTGAATCACCTAATACGCTATCTAAATCATTAAGTCCAAGAAGAATATGATTATTAATACCAGTAGCTAGAGCATAAGAAAAATTTAAAGTAGCAGTAGGTGGTTCAACTTGAATATTATCTACTGCATATAAATTACCAAATTCATAAACATCTTGACGGCTAATACTAAAATCTACATCGGCGCTTTGGACTAAATTAATCTCTGCACCTGTTATCATTAATTTTTGTGCTGGATAGTATGTTATATTTCCCATATATTTTTCTCCTATAAATTCATATTAAATTACATTAAATTAAAGTCCTTGAGAACTTATTAATTTAAATTACTCCTAACTTTTTTAAGAGTAAAATCAACGAAAGCTGGATATAATACATTTTTAAAATTAGTACCATTAAATCCTAAATTTGATACTTTACTTACCCTAACTTCATCAATATATAGCTTATCTGTGCTATTTAGCTTATTATTTACTATATTATTATAGTTATAATAACCTGCTGTAAAATTACCTAAATTATCCATACCAAGCTCACTAGAAGTAATATTATATATAAAATTATTGCTGGTATCTCTTAATATTGAGCATACGGCATCTAGATTAAATAGATTATCTGCTATTACGATAGCCCTTATATTTAAGATAGAGTCTTTTACGCCACCAAAAGCGAAAGGCTCATTTGTTCCTCCATTATATTTAATAAATATAGAAGGTATTGTTTCTGTATTATCAGCTAAACCATCTAAATTTTGAACTACTTTTGGTCTTACTTTATATTGTGTTTCAAATAAGATTTCTTCTTCTGGTTTATTTGTTAAATATATATTAAAATCTTTAACGGAATAATAACCACTAACAGTTCCAGCAGGACTACCATTAAAATAAGCTTGTCCACGATAATGATTAATTCCTTTTAAATTACTACTATTAATAGGAGTAAATGATCCATTTATATACAGTCCTGACATTATATTTGCTCCAGATATAGAACTATCAGCTATAATCTGTCTAAATGGAAGAGCATATGTTACATATGAATAATATGTATTATTAATTGGATATAATAATCCACTATAATTTGTATAAGCCTCACCAACTGAGCATAATTTATTATCAATAAATAAAAGCATGCTAGATGTAACTAAATTATCAAATTGGCTTTTCACTTAATATTCTTTACACTTTTTAAAAAATCGCTTACTATTTGCGACATATATTTAACAGGTTTAAATGTGCCACCTCTAACTTTATTTTCACTTTCTAAACCCATTTTAGATCGTCCTTTATCAAATCTTTTATACATATAATTGCTAAAACCAGAAATTCCTTTTTCAATACCTATAAGCCAACTATTACCTTTTTCCCAAGGCATTCTTGTAATTCCATCAAGATCTTTATCTGTAGGATAAGATATTTTATAATTAATCCTAATTTTATCACCAGTGCTTTTAGATTTTAATCTGTTTAATTTAAAAGAATTTTCTATAAAACTTTTGACAACTTGAATTGGATTTGATCCTTGTTCAAAGCCAATATAACTAAAGAGATTTCCTACTCCATTTAATGTTCCAGAATCATTAGAAGCATTTGGTCCTTGCTCTATTTCCTCTGTTACTGGATGATTATTAAAATCCTGAATAAAATCATTTTTTATTTCTTCAAAATTATTTTTTATTTTTTTATCTATTGTTAATTCAAATTTTGTTGAATTTTTTACTTTATTTCTAATAGCAGAATAATTTATTCTACTCATTTTATTTTGTTTCTTCTAAATAGAAATAATAATATTCAAGCCCTTGATAATTTTTAATAATATCTGCAGTTATTACATTAAAAGATTTATTATCGAAAGTTATTTTTTCTATAGAACCATTTAATATATAATTTCTTGCATCACTTTTTACTTTAATTGATACAATCGGATTTGTTGTTTTAATCTGTATTTGTTCTACTAAATCTGGAGTATTATTATTTTCATATTTTATAATAGCATAAAAATTTTGACTTTCTGGAGTATATTCAATTTGTCCTTCTACAGAGTCATTTTGATATCCTATCATTTGTGGATTTGATGTAGAAATAATTATTTTTTTTGCTGGAGTCTTATGAACAGTAATTAGTCTTTTAAATGTATCAAAATGATCATTTATTGCTTGGTGATATGCGGCTTTTTCTGTACTAAGTATCAGCGATGCCATATTATAAATTCTCTAAGTTTCTAATATAAGAATTGTAATTATAAGGTCTATTTCCTTCTTCATAGACATCATCTCCAACAATTTGGACTGGATGCACTTCATTTAAGTTGTAATCATTAGTTAAATGATTCAATTCTTCTACCTCTGCTTTTTTTAATTCAACAAAATTTAAACCTAATTGTCTTACAAATTGAGTATTAGCTTTAATCGCATCTGTTGCTCTTTTATAAATTTGACTTGTACTTTCGCTATTTGTTTTTCTATATGAAAATCCATTTTCTGAAATTTCAATAGTATCAGAATTAGCTGATCCAGTTGTAATATTTTCTCCACTAGTAGAAGTATCTTGATTGATTAAATTTAAAGCATTAGATTTTCCTATTAATTTAATAATTTGTCTATCATAATAATGTATGTTATAAAGTTTTTTAAAAATTGTTTTTTCTGCTATGGTAAATGAATCTGGACTAATAGCATCTATTTCTAAATCTAGAGTATTTATAGAGTATTTTTTATTAAGATGAATATTTAATTTACCTAAATTAGTTCTTAGCCAAAAAGCTATACTAGGTATACTAATATCGCTTGGTTCTCCTAATTCGCGATATAATTCATCTGCTATATCTACTATTTTTATTGTCATATAATAATTATTACACTATATAATATAGTTTATACACTATATCAATATAAATATTTAAGTTGTTTTACCGATGCCGCACAGGCAGCCAACTTTTCCATTAATTTCTTAAAGGGTTGGACTATATCTTTAGCATTTAGCTATTGGGCGCTCTTGCTGGTTATTAAGAGAATCCATTTTCTCTCCAGTAGTCTCTACACCTTTTAAGGGATGGCCCTTAACTTGGCTCGGTATTATCATCAGCATTATCTGTTAAGACTTCACCGAGTTCACCCAAACACAGGCAAATTTTTATTTTTAACTTATAAAATACCTCCTTAAATTCCAACTTGAACAAAACTATGTTTTTGTTGCATTGATCGAATTATGCTATTATTTGCAGCAAGATCATTAAAATAAATCATATTATCTATAATATTATCTTTTATAATAACTCCTGCGCGGTAAATATGACCTTTTTTATCATTCATCATAAGACCTCCTCCAGTACTATCTAACCACCAAATAACTCTAATCCATTGTTCTTCATCTGGATCATAATATTCATAAATTTCATTTACTCTTTTTCCATCTGCAAACATTATCCATCTTACATCAATAAAAACTTTTTGATTATTAGCAAGATTTTTTTTATCAAAAATATTACATGTATTGATATTAAAATTAACATCTGGAACAAATTGTTCTCTGTCAATATCTGGATTAGTATTATTATATAATCTATTTTGATTAATGCTATTAAGAGTTGAATTATCTAATACTACACCTTCAGCATAACCTATATTAGGATAATTTAATTCATATCCTTCTGCGATATTATCTATACCAAAAGCTTGGTTTGTACCTGCATGAAATTGTGCAAAAATATTATTGTTATCTATAAAATCCCAATCTGTACCTCCATTATTTTGAATAAATTGTGTTGAGTTTGGAATTCCATCTTTCCAGAAATATGCGCTATTTATATTATCTCTTGTATAAACTCCATCTAAACTACTAGGAGTTGATCCGTAAAAATTAAATTCAGATATATAACTTTTGATTCTTTTTAAACTTTGAGCTTTTTGTACTCCCAAAAAAGTAAAAGAATTGGTATTTTTATTATAATTATAAATATGTCTTGCAGTAAAATTATATTTGGCTCCAGGTGGACTTTGCGTAAAATATACTGGATTATTATATTCTACTTTAGTATATCTAAAATTATTAAATTCCGTTGGATTTATTTTTTTTCTTCGAGAACTAATAATACCTGCTTGAGATGCTATCATGGCCCTGTATTTCCGTACATTATATAACCATTGTTTCCAGTATGAAGAATAGATATTGCAGCAAATCTTCCTGCTGTTCTATATTGACTTGCGTATTCATTTATAATTATTCCATTTCCTAATCCAGTAATTAAAATTTGCCCTGAACCAATTTGTATAATTGTTGTATTAAACCCTAAAGGATTTCCGCTAACTATTGTTCCTGTAATTTCGGCTGCTGAATTCGCCATAATCATTCTACTACTATAATTTCCAGAAATATTAAAATTAGATGAAACATTAATTATTTCTGGAGTAACATTAATTAAATTAGAATTATTTAAATCAATTCCAGAATTAAATATGCCCGTGCTTGTAAAAGTTTTAGATCCACTAATAGTTTGTGTTCCAGAAGTATAAAGTATTCCGCTTGGTAAAGTTACAGAACCTCCAGCAGCTTCACCACTAAGTAATACTCCCGTACCATTTACTGTTGGACGATTATTAAATTGTCCATTAGATTTTGTGACATAATTATTCGTTAGCGCACCACTTAGCGAACCTATCTTGTCTTCTAACGTACTTCCAGTCGAAGCAAGATTAGTAATGGTTGCGTAATTAGATAAATTAACTCCTGTTAATACAGGATTTCCAGAAATGTAAATAGTTCCATTACCAGATACATAAATATTACTATCTATTAAATTTATATTTGTTCCTGAGAATTGAAAGTCACTAATATTGCTAAGGTCTATTGCATTAAAGATTCCTGTGCCTTGAATTTCTAGATTATTAATAAAAGTTTTAGTTCCAGATATATTTTGATTTCCAGTAGTAAATACTATATTACTACTTGAAGAATTTATATAACCACTGAGGTTATTTATATTTGTTTGTAAAGTCAATCCAGTCGAAGCAAGATTATTTATTGTGGCATATGTAGAAGTTAAAGTACCGCTAAGTGAACTTATTTTTCCATCTAATACGCTTCCAGTATTTATTAAATTTGATGAAATTGTATTTATATTAGTTTGTAATGTAGATCCTGTATTTGCTAAATTTGTTATTGTACTAAAAATATTATTAGCATAACCACTATAACCAGTAAGATCGTGATAACCCATTACTTCATCAAGAGTAGAAATGTCTGTTAATCTTGTACCTTGACCAAAATGCCAAGTTTTTGTTACATTATCAAAACCAAATATAACTCCAGTATCATTTATCCCAGTTAATCCACTTCCAGTAACAAAGAAAATTCCTCCGTCAGTTAATCCACCAGTTAGATTTAAAAGTAAATATGGACTTGCTATATTATTGTTTGTTGTATTTAAAATTGTTTCTGTGCCAGTAACATAAAGACTATTAATATAAACTTTATCTCTAAAAGTTTTCGTTCCACCAATACTTTGATCTCCATAAAGTAAAACTGAACTGCCACTAAGTGAATTTATATTATTTTGTAATGTGCTACCAGTATTCGTTAAGTTATTAATAGTTGCGTAGTTAGATGTTAATACGCCACTTAAAGAATTGATACTACTATTTAAAGTTGATCCAGTTGATATGAGATTTGTTGTTGTTGCGTATGTATTTCCAAGATTATTAATTTGAGTTTGTAAAGTATTACCAGTAGAACTAAGATTGTTAATCGTAGCATAAGTTAAAGCTACATTTGAAGATGTAATAAATCCACTTGGATTAGAATTTGAATAAAAATTACCAGTTTCACTTATCGTAACATAAGATGTAAGGTCTACTCCAGTTATGAATCCAGATGGATTATTTAAAGAATAAGCTTCTCCACTTAGCAAAATGCCAGTACCATTAACTATTGGACGATTGTTAAATTGACCATCTGTTTTTGTTACATAATTAGAAAGATTAATTCCCGTTATAAAACCACTAGGATTTGATTTAAGATAATAATTATTTACCAAAGTACCACTCAATGAAGATATATTTGAATTTAAAGAATTTCCTGTAAGAATTAAATTAGATGAAACTGTATTTATATTACTTTGAAGAGTTGATCCAGTAGAAACTAAGTTATTAGAAATTGACAAATTTTGAGAATTTACATAACCACTTAAATTATCTATTTTTGTATTTAATATTGAACCAGTATTAGCAAGTTGAGTGTCTGTTGCATATGTTGCATCAAGATTTCCAGTAAATCCAGTAAAAGCAGAGTTAAGAGAATTTATATTAGAAGTTAAAGTGGAGCCTGTCGCGGCTAGATTTGATATTGTTGCATATGTAGAGGTTAATGTTCCACTCAATGAAGTTATTTTATTATTTAAATTTGAACCAGTTGAATTTAATTGAGCATCTGTAGCATAAGTATTATCTAAATTTCCAGTATATACAGTAAACAATCCACTTAAATTATTTATTGAATTATTTAAAGATGAACCAGTACTATTTAAATTAGTTGTTAATGTATTTACTGCTGACTGAAAATATCCACTATTGCCAGAAATAAAAATTGTATTAACCCCACTAGTTGTTATTATATTACCATCTGTGCCAGTTATTATTATATTTTCTGCTATTAAATTATTAATGCTTGTTGGATTACCTTTTTCTCCTCTTGGTCCTTGAGGTCCAGGAATTGAAATATTAGTAGCTAAAGCTTGAGTTGGTGATGTTACATCCACGCTAATCGTACTAGGCAAATTAACATCTACATTAAAATCTGCCATAAATTTATCTCGTTACTTCTGGTAAAATTACAAATTTTCCTCGCATCAATTTAATACTATTTCCAGTTTCTATTCCAGATGGATATCTTTCAATATCATAAACATGCTCTGAAACTGGGATATCTTCTGAAATATAAGAATTAATATTTATTGCAATTGTGCCAGAAGTATTACTAACTATAGTTGGATTTAAATCTAATAAAATTTCATCAGATCCATAACTAGCCCTAACTTGACCTCTAACTTGATAGCCATTCAAATTAATTGGAGAGCCATTACTATCTTTTACATTTAATGTTAATTGAAAATTATCGCCTTGATATCCAGTTATATTATATGATGTTGCCATGTAAAATATTACACGGAACAGTTATTTTATCGAAATAAAATTAGCGACCTTCTGCTAAAATATCTTTTGCTTTTTTAGAAATATCTTTTTTTGGAGCAAGAGTTTTTGTTGAATATTTAGCTGTATGTTTAATAAATTCTTTTTTTAATCTAGCAATTAAATTTGTTCTATCATCAATTGGAACAAGGCCAATTTTAACAGCGTGTTTTTGCAAATCACTTTTATTTAAACTATTTACATATTCAAGATATTTTTCAGTATCAAGTGTGCCATATTTTGTCAATCCATCATCGCCCCATACTTGTTCTAATGTAACTGGATTTTCTACTTTACCATGAGTTTGACTTAAATTATCTAATTTATTACCTTTTGCTTCTTTATTTGATTTACGTGGCATAATATTCTCCTTATATTATTATATATTATTAAATATGAGATGTCTAATAAAAAAAGAAAAACCCAAGGGGATTAACCCTTGGGCTTTTCAATTTTCTAATATTTAAATATTAGGAAGCGGCTACGATTAGTCCTGCTACTGCACGACCATCGAGACATACACGACCCTCTTCTAGAGAACCGTAAAAGCCAACTTTATCTTGGCGAGTTACGAATTGATCATCTGGAAGAGCGGTGAATGTGCCACCAGTTTCACTATTACGAGCTACTGGACGGACAAATGCATCTTTAGTTAGATCTAAACCAACTAGGATTTCATCGCCACTTGTACCTTCATCAAAGTCTGGTGTACCACCATTTGTACCACCAAAGAAACTATTGAATAGAGTATTGTATTTTTTGCCAACACCTAGTTCAACTAGTTCATGGATAGAGATACCATAGATCTCTTGAGCGCCAGCGTTGCGATAAATTTCTTCACGAACACCAGCTGGAAGATCTGTGCTTGTATTTGTTACTTGATTGTAAGCAAATGCACGGATATCACCTTTAATCTCTGGACTTACGAATAGATCGGTTAGACCATAAGAACTATCAGTTGTACCAGCGGCATAAGATGTATTGATTCTTTTTACTAAAGTAATTAAAGAATTCAAACCACCTAGAGTTAATGCTCCACCAGTAATTCTTTCGATATGGTCAGCGCCATTGCTTGTAGCTTCAGCTAAAGCTTTTAGAACGACTGCCCAAGCGTTACGTTCTTGTTTTACAAGAACTTCATTTGTCATACGTTCTACTGCTTTGCTAACTACATCAAGACGGCCACGACGGACATATCTTTTTAGCATAGAAACTGCGCTATCTAAACGATAGGTTGCAACTTTCATTTCAGAGAAGCCTTCAACGTTAGAAGTTGGAAGACCACCTGCTACGTTTTGACTCCATACTGTGGTATAGCCTTCACCTTCACCAACCCATAGGTCGAGAGGAATTGAAGGATTATCATCTTCATCATAAGGAAGATCACTATAAACTGCACTAGCAGTACCAGCTTGCATTAGAACTTTGCTAACGACTGGGCCGATAAATGCTGCAAATGCTTGTGTGGCTTCTCTAGCTACGTTAGCATCTCTGCTGCCCATAGCTTTGATTAGCTCAACTTGTTCTGGTGTATTTTTGAGTTTTAATTTCATGTTAAATTTCTCCTTTACTGAAATTATAGTTCGATCTTGAGGAGAGCAACGCCATTAGCGTCGCGATCACCAAGAAGTTTTCCTACTTTTGTACCACCAGTGTTTGTTGTTGACAAATCACCAGCTGTGGTAGCATGTAGATAAACGTTGTCTCCAGCTGAACCAGCAGCTAGTCCACTATAAAGAACTACGCCACGAGTTAGAACTGGTACGGTTTGACCGCTGATAACGACATTCATTTCAGCAGCTTTACGTGGATTGTAAATTAGTTTTTCACCATTTTCATCAGTCTCACGAATATCTAGTAGAGTTAGACCAAGTACTTTATCTCCAGATACGGCGGCAGCTACTTTTGGTACTGTGCCATAACGTTGTGATACTGTATTGGTATAAGAGGCGCCTGGAGCACCTAGCATTTCTACTGGATTTGTAGAATCGGCTTTGAAGCCAGCACCTTGGATTTTAACCGCAGCGCCTTTACGAACAAGAGTACTATCTCCGCTATAAGCAAAGAAATTGATAACATCATGCTCGTTATATTGTTGTAATGGTCTTAGATTGTGTGCCATATATTTTCTCCTTAATTATTTTGTAAATTCAAATCCTTCTAAACTGAAAGCTTTAGCGTACTTTTCTTGTACGGTTGGCTCTGCAGCTGGGGCAGAATTTGGAATTTCTGTAGAAGCCTTTGTTCCGTTGTCAACGGCTTGGTTAACAACTTCATCAGTTGTTTTTTCTTCTGATGCAGCGGCTTCGGAAGCTAAAACTTCAGCTTTAACTGATTTTCCAGCTTCTTCTTTTTGCATCTTTTCCTCTTTAGCCTTTTTAAAGGCTTTGCTTTTCTCTTTCATAAGAACAGCAAGGGAATTTTTATATTCTACGAAGGCTTCCTCGCTAAGATCTTTTAATTGTTTAGCAATAATTTTACGATCTTCATCTTCAAGGTCATATTCACTATCGAGTGCAGCCATACGCATATTGAAAGTATCTTCTTTTGCTTTAGCTTCTTGTTCGGCTTGAATAGCTGATAATTTTTCATTTACTTCAGCTAATTGTTTTTTAAGAGTTTCTTGTTCAGCTATAGCAGCTTCAGCTTTTTCTGTAGCGGCTTTAACAGCAGTTTCTTTTTCTGCTTTTTCAGCTACAAATTTATCGCTTACTTTTTTAATTTCTTCTGCAATAAAATCAACTACCGAACTAGCGGTTGCTTCTTTTAGCAGACTATCAGTAATGTCTTCAATTTTGGTTATTTTCATATATATCCTCTCTTTTTTTACATTTAAATTATCTTCTTGGGAAATATTATTTTCTGATATTTGTTCTGTGATACCAGCTTCTACTTCCTCTATTTTAGGTTCTTCTTCTGAACTTTTATTTGTTTTTAGTTCAATTTTAGCTGGTTCTTGATCAGGAGTAGCTATGCCTTTTACATCGGCAGCTGGATTTAACGTAAATCCTACTCCTAAAGAAGCAACTTTACCTAAAACTTGACGATAAATATATTTATTATTAGCTATTTTACCACTACCGCCAAATCCTCTAAGATTTGGTTCTAATTTTTCAATTTCATTTGCATCACTAATAATTTGTCCATTTTCTATATTTTTTTCATTTTCATCTAATACTATAACATTATATTCATTAAAACCAAGTTCCCAAGAAGCAGATATTGCCATATAATTTTCACTTGTTGGATCATTACTTTCTTCAATTTGTTCTGCTAAATCGCGATTTACTACTTTCCAAATAACACCACCAAGGGTAATATTAAATGGTTTTTTCATACTTTTAATATCTGTTTCTGCAAGACTTTCATTTGTGCCGAATTCACTAAAATTATAAGAAACAATACATCCTATAACATTATTACGATTATGTTCAATATTGATAGGTTTATTAACAAATAATTTAGCTACTCTAGCCGCTGTTTCACCATCAATTACATCTCCATTTTTATTAACACGATTAACAACGCAAGCATCAAAAGCTACTGGTAATAAATCAACATTATCTTCTGTATTAATATCTGGTAAAAATTTTTTTAATTTATTTAAAGAAGCAACAGATAAATATTTATCTTTTTCTTCACTAACTACTGGTCTAATTTTTAAATTAGAAAATATTGTTGAGTATTTATGTTTATTTTTCATATTTCAAATCTTCCGTAACCAAATATTACACCATCTTCTTCATCATCGAGATATAGTTCTTCTGATGAACTAAAATCAAAATTTTTTAAATCATATTTTTCAATATCTAAATCTGCTTGGTTAAAATCTTCGTCTGAAGGATCAATTGATGCTTCTATAATAATTTCTGTTTTTGCTTTTGCAATATCACTATCAGCTTTACGATAAGCATCTTTAACTGGTTTACCTGCAATCATTCTAAGAAACATATTTACTCTGGCTATAGCCCATTGACCACGAGTTTTACCAGGACGATGAGAAGAAGAAAATGCTCCAGCACCACGACGATATACTTTCTTTAATTGACCTAGTGTTACTTTTTTACTATATTTTGAATTATGTTCTTTAACTTTATTTTTAAGGGCCTCTATAACTTTTTTAGAAAATTCTATTGCTCCTCCATCTTTTCCTGCACTTCCAGGTTTATTTTTAGATGAACCTTTACGTTTTTCTGATAATTTTGATGGAGTTTGAGCTGCTGATTTAGGACCTTTTCTTTTGGCATTTAATTCAAAGCCATATTTTTCTGGATCGTAAGTCATATATTAAATAATATTATTATTTAATATTACACATAATTCAATTAATTTTAATTAATTTTAATTATTTTTTGTATAATTCTTTAGTAACATCATCAGCTGAACCCATTGTAGCCGAATCTGAATATTTTGTAGGAAATTCACGACTATCATATTTTTGTTCAGAACAACTAATTAATAAAAATAAAGGTAATATTAATATTAATTTTTTCATAATAATTATTACACATTTAATGATTCTTCAATTAATTTCGCTTCTGCATCTCTACGCCTACTCATACCTTTTTCTATACTTCCACCAATCCATATTCTTTTCATACTTCTTATTTGATTAGCTATAAAAGTAAGTGCTTTTTGATCAAAAATAGATACTAATTTCATACCATCTCGTATTAATTTCATTTCACGGCGGCGATCACCTTCTAAACTATTACCTCTATTAAAGATAAGACTAACTAATCCGCCTTTTGCGTCTTCTGGAAGATTATCAAAATTAGGAAAAGTTTCGCGCGTTAAATTATAAAATTTAGTTACTGTTTTATTATTAAATACTTTTAATGCAAGATCCCAAGGAATAGTTATATCTTTTAATCCTCTAATAAGATCTTTTGCTGCGATTCCTTTTATTCCAACTACTTTATATAATCTATCAAAATCTTTTTGATTTAATTCTTTCCAGTCATTTGTAAATTCTGTTTTATTAACATATCCAAGATCATAACCAACACCAATAGTAACTCCACTTTGCTCTCCTGGCCAAGTTGGATTTTTTAAAAATTTATTATAATAATTTTCTCCTCCACCAACTTCAAATTCTAATATAAGATTAAGTGATTTATTATTAAGCATTTTTATTTAAATTTATTTTTCCACTATTATATTTTTGTATAATTGCTCCACCATTTACAGATAAAGATTTATATGTATTTGTATTAAATGAAATAATTGAATTGTATGGAATCACAAAATTATTTGCGTTTGTAGTATAATCATTAGCTAACCAATTTGTGTATCCTGCATAAAATGAATATGAAGTATTTCCATTTATTATTTCTAATATATCTGTAAATATAGTTAATTCATTAAAATTAAATACATTAGCTAAGGTATTAGAAGTTATAGATTTATATATGTATTTATTATTTGGATAAAATTTAGTGCCTCCAGCAAATGTATTGCTGGGATATAATGTACTTAAATTTTGTTTATTAATAGAAGTTTTACCTTGATAATAATTTTCAAAATAACCAGCGTATTGTCCAGCTGCATTTTTTAATAAAACTGTACCAGGAAATGCAGAGTCATTTAAAAAAACTATTATTGAATTTTGAGGTATAGAATATGTATTAGTAATTACAGTACTTCCTGATGAATTATAAAAATCAAAAATATCATACTGAATAGTCACTAATGGACCATTTATTCCTCCCTCATAAATATTTAATGTTCCACTTAAATTTTGATTTACAAGTATTTCTGGATCAAGAACATCTGAAATAATTCTTGATGGTGCATCTAAAAATTTCAAATAAACAGCGCTACCATAAGATGATCCTATTGGAAATGAAAATATTCTTTTTCTATTTAAAGTTAAACTTCCCATTTTATTTAGTTATTTATTTTATCTATTGTTTTATCAATTATATTATCTGCAGAAACTTTTTCTTTTAACCAACTATTTAAAACTCCAAAATAAACAAGATGTTCATTATCAATTAAAAAAAGATTATTTCCATAGCGATCTTTATATGGTTGTATTCCAGCATTCTCGATAAGTTCAATAGCTTTTTCTTTTTTAAATTTTACTTTATACATTTCAATTAATTTATTATAGCGGTTTTTTGCTTGAGATGTAATTACTGCTCCATTATCAAGAAGAGCTATAAGTCCGCCATTATCTTGATTATATTGAGAAGGAGTAGATGCATCATAAGAAGCCGTACTATCTTCTATTTTATTTGGAGTTATTGTTGCGCAACTAACGAGAAAAAAATTAAGAGCCAATACGTTTACGAATCTTTTCAAGATCTTTCTCCTTGATTTCTTTTTCTATGTCGCTTTGATACTCTACTTCTTTTTGAGCTTCTTGACGCTCTTTCATTTCTTTTGTATTCTTAGCGCCAAATACGTTATTGATTGCTGCGAATATTCCAGATACTGCTGAAAGTAAAGCTTGGAGTATTCCAGTTGGCATGATTACTCTACGTAACTTGCTGTAGCATCTTTACATCCAGATGCAATAGCGTTAAGTACCTTAATTGCAAGAGCGGTATTTCCGTCAATACGAGCGAATTGTTGAGCGTAAATATCTTTGATAACACTAACATAATTTACCCAATGAGTTTTTTCTTCTGGAAGATAATCAGTTAATGCTTTTTGAAGTTGATCTGGAGTTGGAGCATTACCAACCGTTAATCCTTCTACAATTGCTGCAACATGATTAATCATTTTCGCTTTTTCTACGCGATCTGCTGGAGAAAGGGCCTGATCAAGAACAACTGTACAAGCTAATACAACTGCTGGTTTAACATAAGGTAATGCATTTGAAACGCTTGTTGCTGGATCAACTTGACCAGTTGGAGTTGTTGCACAAGCACCAAGAAATACGCTCAAAAGAGCAACTGCGGCTAATTGTAATTTATTCATATATTTTCTCCATTTGTTCTGTCTTTTGCTTCGGTTGTTTGAGGAACTGATCCTCCAGTAACCGATGCATCTTTTACTGTTAGTGCAAAAATAATTCCACTTACAACTGCAATTAATTTTGAAATTCCTAAAATATAAACTTCTAAACCATCTGGAAGAAATGCTACAAGAGATGGATCTGAATGAATTGCTATACCTGTCGCAACTGCTATTACTGTAGTTATTCCAGATGAACTAGATCTCCAATTAGGGCCAAATATTTTAGATAGCATAATTTTCATACTATATTACACTATATTATAAAAGAAAAAATATTTAAAATCTAATATTAATTATAGCAATATAAATTTACAGTATTTCTAACTGTAGCTGGGTACGTAGTAGCATAACCTGGACCAAATAAAGAACAAACGATATAATCACCAGTTGATATAGTTATCGGTGGAGAAAAATCTACTATATAATGCGTTGGAGTATTTGTATTTTGAGTATTAATGGTTGTACTTATTATTCCAGTTATATTTGTTGTAGTATTAATAAAATATCCTGTAGAATTTTGGCTTGGATTTCCAACTGTTTGATTAAATTGAGTCCAAGTAGCTTTTTTTACTATACAAGATTCTAATATAGGAAATCTTCTATTAACTCCACCTGCTGTTTGGCTGAATGCTGCCGCTATATTTCCAAAATAATTATGTCCAGACGCTTGAGTATCACTAGTATTATATAAAGTAATTAAAAAACTATTTTGTCCACTTAAAAGAACTCCTGTATTATTAACTCTATATGTGCCACTTGTTATATTTATTCCAGAATTATCTATTCTTGCTATTAATTTATCTGCGGTTGTTCCGCCTACGTGAAATTCTATTGCTGAGTTAGTAGGAGTAGTCGCAATATCCAAACTTCCACCATTAACAATTAAATACCCATCTAATCCACTACCATTACTAAATGCTGGATCAGAATAACCAGAATTATTAATTCCAAGATTAATATAATTAGAAGTATCTGTCCCATTATTTGCTGTAATAACTAAATCTGCTGTAGCAGTTGTACCAGTTGCTCTATTTTGAATATTTACTTGTATATAAGTATTTCCACTACCAACTATTGCAAGTGGATTTGTAGGTAAAGATAAAGGTGATGCTCCAGAAAGAGAGAATATTCCAGAATCAAGAAATGTTTTTGCTCCAGAAATATTTTGAATACCAGTATTATAAACTAAGTTATCTGCATAAAGATTTCCATCTATTAATTCATCTGTTTTAGAAGTGTAGATTTGTCCACCATCAATGATTGCGGTTTGATATTTACCATTACTATTTATCGCAATTCTTCTAAAAGAAGTTAGAGTATTTTTAAGAATCCAATTATTACCATAATC